GTCTCGTCTTCCCATCGCCGCACCGCGAGGTCGATCGTGTTGGGGCGTTCGTCGTCCCAATGGACGCGGATCAGCTTCGGGTTCTGCGACCAGTACTGGACCTCTCCCGTGGTCGGATTCACGTCAACGAGCACGTAGGAGTCGCCATCGCCGAACTGGTCGGCGTAGACGTGCCCCTCATGCACGCTCATTCGGTTCGCTTCCCAGAGTTCCTGCGCTTCCTCGGCGATTGTCGGGTCGGTGGCGTCGAACCCCGAGACCTGAAGCCGGTCGGCGTGGGCGTCAACGACTGCAGCAGACCGGTTGTACGCGAACGCGCGGAAGCGTTGGCCGAACGTGGTGAGGAACTTCTGTGTCGCGAACGCGAGCTGCTGATTGCCCGCGATGTAGTCCTCGTACCGGGCGTAGTGATCGTTGCGGCCGTCCGTGAAGGCGTCGATGGCCCACGCGAGGGGGTTGGCTGGTAGGGTCATCTAGGCACTCCAGAGTTTGCGTGATGCTGCGAGCGCGAGCCGCGTCAACGCCATGCTTGTCGTATCGACCTGGTCATCGTGGTCACCGTGAGGGAAGGCCTGATGCTCCAGAAGCCAGTCTTCTCGCCAGTCTGCGTTCTCAGGGATATGCGCCCGGCCACCTTCTACGATAGCGGTCACCCCATCTGCTCGAGCCGTCTTCGATTGCGTTCCGTCGATCTTGAAGGCCACGACCGGGAGGGCAGGAAGCTTCTCGTCCTTGGTGTAATAGGGGAGTTTCCACGTCTGGATCGCCGATTGCCCGCTCGCCTTGTCTTCGACGACGAGCGCGATCTTGAGCCCCGGAAACAATCGAGACGCCCACGCATAGGCCGTATGTCCAAGTCGGATCAAATCGGGGAAGGACACACGTTCACGCCAGACGCGAACGAGATACAGGTTCCCGTCTCCGTCTGCGCCCCAGAGCGCGAAGACGGAATAGTCGTTCTCCACGCCCTCTTTGAAGGCTGAGTCGACGTAGAGCTCCGCCTTGACGATCTTGGGCAAATCGCGGTACGACTGCCACCACGAACGCTTGAACATCCCGCCTTCTTGGCGAACGGGCTTCTGCTGATACTGTGCCGAATATGCCTGTGATCCCAGTTCAACTTTCTTCTCGGTGATTTCCTTGGCGCCGTACCGCTCGGGGTCGAGGAGTTCACCTGGAATGTTCCGGGGGTCCGTCCATCCGATACCGGTGACCTGTGTCGTGGGCTCGTACTCCATCGGCAAGTTGAGGTGCTCATAGCCTTGCTCGATGACATTGCCGGCAAGATCGTTAACGTGGAGACGCTGCTGAATCACGATTTTGGGACTGGTCTTCGGATCGTTGAGGCGAGATGGCATCGTCTCATTCCACCAGCGCACCGTTTCCGCAAGAGCCTTCGGGCTATGCGCGTCTTTCGCGTCGTGGGGGTCGTCCACGATCAGCAAATCGCCCCGCTTCCCCGTCACGCCTGATCCCGTCCCGAGCGAGATGCGATGTCCCGTCTGATCGTTCTCGTAACGTGTCTTTACATTTTGATCTGTTGTCATAGCAAACCGATCGCCCCACCGCTCTTGATACCAATCCGACGCGATGACTCGCCGGGAACGTACGGCGTCCCGCATGGCGAGATCGCTATCGTGTGAGGTCGTCAGGAAGCGGAAAGACGGGTGGTCGATCCAGAGCCACGCCGGGAAAAGAACAGATACCAAGGTGGACTTAAGAAAACCCGGCGGAAGCGTAATAACAAGACGCTTGATGTCCCCCTCGGCAACCGCTTGCAGATGGTCGCAGATCGCATCAACGTAGAAGCCGGGGATGAGATCGCGTCCTGGCTCAACCTCTGGCCATGCCTGGCGAACAAAATTGCGAAGCTGGCGTTCCGCCTTGAGGGTGCGAATCACGTCGAGATCGAGCAACTCGCCGTATGTCGGCTGGACAGCGGCGAGCATCAGACGGCCACCTGATGCTCAGAGGAGGTGGCTTTGAGCGCAATCCGTTCGAGCGCGTCAAGCTCATCGTTGGAGAGATTGCGAAGGCCATCCGGAATCCGGTGAACGTGATCGATTCTGCCGGAGTGGCGAACGTTGACGCTCGTATCCCACTGACCGAGTTCCTTGGCAATCTGTTCCTGAATCGAACGGAGTTCCTTGAGCGTGGCGACGTCAACGGCTGCTTCGCGACTGATACTCTCGAGACCGATCGTCTCTTTCGTCGCGATTAGCCCGGTGTGCTCACCCGGCGCCCATTGTCGTTCGGACTCCTGTGCGTAACTTCGGGCCTCAATGACCTGGAGAATCTTATTGTGGAGATCGGCGAGAACCCGAATCCGTCCGGCCTTGGTGGCGACCGCTTCGTGGCGGATTGCTTCTGACGCCTCACCGATCAGTCCTTGAACGAGAGAGGCGAACGTCGGGTCTTTCTTCCAACGGTCAAGTTGACGTTGGGTGACACCGGCAATCTGCGCAATTTCACGGTCGGGGATCGTCCCATCGGCAAGCTGGGACGCCGCTCGATACTTACGTGCATCGACGGTAATCCTACTGACATTTGCTGACGTTTTGGGAGCGTCCGCCATCCGGGAATCCGAGCACGATAAGCCGCGTCTCCCCCGAGTCGTAAGTAAAGTATAGCCTATCGGTCACCGTCGGACGATTGGCTGAGGTCATCAAGTTCCGCTTTCCCGCGCAAGACATCGGTGACGGTGCGCAGATCAGCCATCGCCCGGTAGAGCATGTCGCTGACGGCGATCTCCTGACCCGCTGGCAGGTCCAGAGCGCGCAGCAGGTCACGCGCCTGACCGTTGAGCCGTTCGGCCTCCTCCACGAGCGCCTTGGCCATCCTGCGACGTTCTACTGGGTCACGGCTGCTCCCTCGCATCCCGGATGATCTGCTCGGCGGCGCTGACGTGTCCGGTTACCTGCCTGTCGAGGTAGCTATCGACCTCACGCCAGATTGATCGGATCACCTCGTTTTGGTCAGCGTGTGGGGAGTCGGCCCACTGGTACAGCACGCTCTCAATACCGACAAGCATGTCGTCCTCTTCTTGATCGTCGGTCGCATCAATGCAGTTCTGAAAGAACCAGGTACTGAATCGGGCAATGTCGTCATGAGTTCCGCCGCGATAGGGGAGATGCTTGTTGAGTTCAGCAGTCAGTCCCATCACCCCGCCTCCCCGCTTCCAATTGTGGCGAATCTGCCACAATTAGCATGCTCACGCAACCACGCGGCCAGCTCTTTCGCCCGGAGCTCGTCGTAGTTGTCGCATAAGGCATCAACGTGTTCCTCCGCCTCCCGCGCCAGCTCCTCGATCACGCGTCGCCGTTCGTCGGCCCGTTCTGCCGCCACCTGCTCCCGGTACGCCGGGTTGCTCTGCCAGAGATTCATCATTGGTGCTGCCTCACGTTGCTGCTGAAGCCAGACATCGGACGGCAGACCATCGGTCATATCCGGCGCGATACCGACAAGCTCAGATGGATGGATTCGTTTCTTGTTGCTCATCACCACTCCAACCTTCCGCCGCGTTCCTGATGCTGGCGCGGTACACGTTTGCCGTCGATCAGGGCATGGTACCGCTCCAGCATATCGAGGATGCGGCCCACGCTCACCGATTCGGACACACCGTATTCCTTGCGCAACTCGATCCCGATCCACATCGCCGCGTTGTGAGCACCCTCACGCTTCACGTCGGCCATGGCCTGGGTGCAGGCGTCGTGGGAGGGGCATGTGTCAGTCACCGCATCCCCCTCACCGCCTCTCGTGACCATCCCAAGTCCACCAGCGTGATCCGTGCGCCCATCCGTGGCCCGCTGTGGTGGATGCCAAGGTCCGGGTTGGTGGACAGGTCAGTGAACCAGATCGTCTTTTGGCCACGATCGTTCGGCTCGACACGGATGCCGCGCAACGGTGGACCGTTGGGACTGGTAGCGGCAAACTCGTCCATCCATCTCTCGTACCACGAAAGCGGTTGATCTTGGATCAGCGGGTCGTCGTGCTGGGTCATGCGGCCCGCCTTTCTGCTTCGTCGGCCAGTACGGCATTCATCAGCGTGTAGAACGAACTGTCTCGCAGGGACGGCGTGTTGGCCCGGAAGACCCGCCAGCCGAGTGCCTGTGCGAGATTGATCTTCTCACTGTCTCGCAGCATACCGTTCAGACTGTTGTGCCCCGGCCCGGTGATCCCATCGTATTCGATCGCGATCTTTGGGACAGTCCAGCAAAAATCGAATCTGAACCGGCGCACCGGGTGAAAGCGCACCTCAGTGGTCAGCTCCCAGTCAAGCCCGAACGACTGCGGGGCGTAGGCGAGATACGTGTGCAGGTCGGCCTTGTAGTCCTGCTTACTCACCGGTCGCCTCCAGCCATGCGGTCATCCAGTCCCGCATCGCCGTCACTTGCGCACGATCCAGCGTCGTAAAGATCGACTCATAGTCTGCCAGCCGCCGGTACGGGCTGAACCAGACCTTGACCTGATCGGTGTGCCCCTCCAGCGACAGGTCATCGTGGACCGTGCGTGGAGTCTGGATCAGCAGCTCGTGGACGGGCGGGAACGTCAGTTTCTTGTCGGTCATCCCTGCCCCTCTTTCATCGCTCGCAACTTCGCGATCGCCTCTTCTTCGCTGTCGGCGTGAATGAAGTGCTCATCATTGTGACCCGGCGGGATGAGGCGCGAGAGATCACATGGCTCAAAGGGATCGTCCCATTCCACCCATGCGTCAGGGGGCCGTGCAGTGTGCTTCCCGTCACCGTCGAAGTCTGCGATGACTCGGTAGAGTGGCTGTGTGTGGGTCGGAATCTCGGGATTCCGTTCGACATCATGGAACTCGCAGTAGTTGCCGCCAAGCGCGGTGTTGATGCTCGCCGTAGCAGCGCTGGCGTCCGCCTCGTTATCGAATACGGCGGCAGGAAACCATGTGGCGTAGTCAAAATCGGGATTAGTGCTGTACACCATCACAACGAAAGCCTTCATCCCTGCCCCTCCTGCCGTGACCGGTCAGGTTTTCGTCCCGGTGTGATTACCCAGTCAGGGACAAGAGCGTGACGCATCTCGTCACACCAACAACAGATGATGCGTGGGCTGTCACCATCCCATCGCCACGTATGCTTTTGGCCGTCCACCCGCTGCGAGAATGGGCAATACTCCGGGTCCAGCGCCGTGATGCGGTCCTCGTGGTCGGTCATGATGCGGCCTCGTTTTTTGGGTTGATGTCGAGGAGCGCACACCAGATGACGAAGCAGATGAACGACGCGATGAAGATGGTGACAGCCACGCCAACCCACGCGAAAAACGCATTGGTGAGAAAGTCACTGCTCGGCATCACTTGCCCTCCCGGTCCCGGAGCGCGCTGACGGCGTCGTCGTAGTCCTTGATCAATGAGCGCAATACCGTTTTCGACATCGAATCGAGTCCAGCGCCTGGATCGTCGGCAATATCCACAATCTCATCTCGTAAAGCAGCCGCCGCCTCCAGCACCCGCGTCACCGCGTCGTCGGCGCTCGGGGTCGGCTGCGGCTGCCGGGAGAATTCGCCATGAAAGTGCGTCATGTGATCGCGCTCCCACTCCTCGATCATGACCAACCCTTGATCGATGTAAGCCTTTTGCCCATCCATCCGCGCGGCCAGTTCGTCAAGGCGCTTGTCGAATGTGGCATCGGCTTCATGGAGCGCGTAAACCTCGCAACCAAGCTCGTCATCCAGCATGCCCAAATCCACATGCAACCCGTTGATCCGCTTCTCGTGCTGCTCGATGCGTTCGTGGTGCGCGTACTCGGTGGACGAGTCGGCGTCTATAGAGGTGCTATGAACGCTATGAACGTCTTTAGCCGCGTTCTTAGCGTTCATAGCCTCATCTTCCGCAACTCTCCGGGATTCCCGGAGAGTTGGATCGGCGTCCGGCTGAAGCGGTATCGTCCACCGCATGCCGTTCGGACCACGGCGGTACACCCATCCGTCTTCCGTGATCTCGGCGTCCGCTGGCATCTTTCCGCAGTGGGGGCAACCACCGTCTTCGTTGGCGTCAGGAACAGGGTAGTCGCAGACACCCGTAGCATGGCAGTACGGACACGTAGATATCGGCTCTTCGATATCCGCCTCGGACTCCCCACCCCGAATCTTGCGAAGCAGTGCTGCCTGATCGCGTTTGATCGCGTACTTCAGCGGACCGACTTCCGACTCCTCGGCGTCTGTTGGAGGGGTGGCGGCATCGAATCTCCTGATTGCCCCATGAATCTCTGTCGCTTCATCACTGCTTTCCGGTAGCGCGTGTAGGAGGTACGCCATATCACGGCGCAGCTCCCTCCCCGCCGCCACCTGTGCCGTCAGCCGCGCGTTCTCGGCCCGAAGATCGCCGCATTTGGTGTCGCTGTTGTGCGAAAGGTTGTAGTAGGCATCGCGTTCGACACGAATGGCGGCGAGGTCGCTGGTCAGCCGCGCGTTCTTGTCGATCTCTTCTTTGCGCCAGGTAAGCAGGTTGGCGCGATCCTCTTTCAGCCGCGCGATTTCGGCGTCCTTCGGGGCTAGCAGTTCGGCTTCGATCAGATCAAGGTTATTCCCGCCGACGGAGTAGATCGATAGCGGGTTGTGATTGTTCATTCGGTACGGGGTCATCAAGTCTCGCAGCTTGCTCATTCGGTCTCAGCTCCTTCGCTGGCGGTCGGGGCGGGCAGGTACGTGCGGATGAATGCCTGTACGTCAGACGGGTAGCAGGTCCATTCGCTGTCACGGTCGATCAGCCGGGCAGGCAGTTCAAACGGGGCCTCGTCGATCATGCGTTGCAGCACATCGGTCACGACGGCGCGTTTCGCGGCTTCGATGTAGGGATCGGCGATCTCAAGAACAGTCTCTACGTCGCCATAACCAACATAGCTGGAAACCCGAGGATTCCAGGAGATTGCAGCGATCTCACTCTCAGCGAACTTCATCGTCGCCCCTTTCCGTTCCGGCGAGTGCGGATACGATCCAGTTACTGAGACTCCCCCCTTCGCCGTGGTACTGGCCTGTGTTGTCATCCCAGAATGCAAGGATGTTCTCGTGCGGATCGTTACCCGCCTTCTCCATCAACTGCGCCAGGAGGTCCGCCGTGATGACGGGGATCAGATGGGGCAGGGCGGCTTCGAGTGCCACAAACGGGAGCTCCGAAACGTCATGTCCCCTCGTATCTGCCCACCAGGCGTCGCATGCGTCCCGTGCGGCATCCTGTGCCGCGTCCGGTATCTCGATGGTCATCACGCGCCCCCTTCGCCCATGTAGTCGATTTCATCCGCTCCGAGATGACGGGCGAGCTCTTCGCCGTACAGCGGCGATTCCGCGCCCCCTTCGCCCAGATCTCCCGGATATCGCGCCTCTGATGCCAGCACGCCATACGCGATACACAATGGCGTCAAGTGATCCCGGTCCTCTTGGGAGACGTCTGGCAGCATCACGTCCAGCCACGTATGGATGTCGTCAGCCACACTCAGCGCAGCTTCCAGCCGCTCGATCTGCGCCACCAGTGCCGCGCGATCCGGGTCGAGGGCTGCATCAATGACGACACGAGCATGGCTGATATAGCTACTCTGGTCGCCTTCTCGAACGTTGTCCCATCCGACGATGATCTTGGGATTGTGATAGCGATGCACGTACGCATACAGCGCCTGTGCCCCTCGAATTTCCGCGTCTGTTGCCATCACCACACCATCCATCCGTACACGTAACCCAGAATCATCCACACGCCCCACAGCGTCACGCCGACGATCAGCGCCACGGCGGCGGCGATCAGGACGTACATACTCGTCAGCAGCGCCATCTCCAGCCGGGTCAGCGGCACATCGGGGTCAAGGTCATCGTTCACGCGGCGTTCCTTTCCTGCGCCTTGCACGGACGACCGGTGCGCCTTGGCAGTGGCGGGTATCCCCACTGCCGTCCCCGCGCGATCTCCTTCACGGCATTGCGATGCACCCCGAACCGGGCGGCGATCGCGACAACGGTCATTTCTCCTTCCGCGTACAGCTCCCGAATTTCTTCGACCTGCCCGCGGTGCAACTTGCCGCCGCGGGTTTCGGCGCGGGTGGCCTCGTACCGGATGTGCGCAACACGTTCGGCGTCGGTCCACGGGGTCAGCGGTGCGCTCGGGTCGATCGTGCTCATGCGGCTTGCTCCTCTTCCCTCATCAATGCTTCGATGCGTTCGACCGTGACGCCGTAGCGTTCGGCCAGTGCCAGACGGGTTGCGCCCCGTGGCGTCGACTCGCCGGATCGCCAGCGGCCTACCGCGCTCATGCCGACGTCGAGCGTGGCGGCAAGGGACGCGATCGTGTCGCCGCGCGTCTCCATCACCCGGCGCAACCAGTCGGCAAAGCGCCCGTGGGTAACGCGTTGCGGCATCGGCTTGACCTTGTCGGAGCGGGTGCGTTTGGCCATGATCGCCTTGACGCGGGCGACCGCTGCGGCCGCTTCCGGCGACCCCTCGGGCAAGCCGCCCGCGTTGGTCCCGTACATCGCCGGGACGAATCGGATGGTGGTCATGCCGCCCGCCTTTCCTGCTGTGCCTGCGCCCACGCGCGGGCGTGCCGCTCGAACTCGAACTCCGCGAGCGGGCGACCATCGGGATCGCGCGGGTCCTTGACGGCGTAGACCGTGACCGGGATGCCGAGAAAGGCGTCGTGGCGGTCCGTGCGGTGGATCGGGAATCCGGCTTCCCATGTGAGGTTCTTTCGGTGGAAGTAGTGACGGTCGATCATCGGCCAGCCTCCCAGTCGATTTGACTTGCAGGAACGTAGGTCGGCTTCACGTGTGCGATACGCAGCCGGATCGGAGACGGCATCCCCTGCTCCTTCAGCTTGCCGCGGACCATCTGAATCGACCGTTCGCGAAGAAGGCGCATGACGTTGTCGTATTTGTCCGGCGGGCAGTCAGGAAGCGGCACGATGAGAAAAACAGTCCGTCCCCCTTTTGCTTTTCCGCCGTTCGCCTCGAGCATCCACTCTTCGCAGGCCACGATGTCGCCGCGAAGGAGTTGGTATCTGTTGCGCTCGTTGAGCACCTGGTATTTCGTCTTGGCTGTGTTCGGGGGAACCTCGCCGTTTTCGGCGGGTTTATGTCGTGTCTGCATGTGTGCTCCTGGGTCTAGGCGACGCTGGTGAACGGCACCACCTGGTCGATAAGCGGCGCCTGAACGAAGGTCTCACGAGCATCCTTGAGTTCGGATGTCCACGCGCCATAGCGAGCGATCTCGGCGGTGAACGCCACGACCTCCGGCGATCGAAGCGCCGGCTTCGCGGTTTCGGGATCGATATCCGCGCGCATCAATTGCGAGAACATGAGCGCTTCGAACTGCATCGCGTTCAGCGCGAGGTCACGGCTGTTGTCGGCGGCGACCCAGATCACGAACTGGTACCCATCGAAGAAGGTCAGAAGTGCCGGCGCGAGCACGGTGCGTCCCAACGTGAGCCGACCGCTTGCCTTGCCGCCGGCGCGCTTCCAGAGATAGGCGATTGACGCGGTGGTCAGATGTGCGAGTTCCGGGCATTCGGCGATCAGATGCTGCCCGATGCGATCTATCTCCGGCGCCGGAAGGAACGGAATCGGTTCGTCGTTTTCGTTGACGAACGCGTTGTCTACGGGCGGGACGATGCGGAACGAGCGGGTGATGTCGTGGATATTGCTGGTCATGCGGACATCCTTCCTGGGTGAAGTCGCTCGAGGATCCGGTTGATCCATGAGGCATGGCGGTCGTCACGAAAGATGTGCTGCTCAACGGCGGTCAACGCCTCACGCATCGCCTTCGCTTCGGACGCAAGTCCGCACGATTGCGCATACTCGAGACGCGCCGTCAGAACATCGACGACGGTGCTGAGTGATGGCGTATGGTCCGTCATGAGACGACTCCCACTTCCCGCAGCCGCTTCGAGATCGGGTCAAACTGAAATCTCACCCGCCCCAGCTTTGCCGCGTCGATCCGTCGCGTCTTGGTCACGACGATGTCGACTGGATTATCCGGAGCCTTGAGGTCGCGCCAGACGGAGAGGCCGAAGTCGGCCTTGTTCCGGAAGTTGTTTGACCCGGAGATATTGCCAAGGCCCGGCACTTGCTCCTCGCCGGCATCCGACATCGGCATCTTGGTCGGATGGGCCACGAGCCACAGATGGAGATTGTGATTCCGCGCGAAGCTCCGTAGTTTCCGCAGGACCACGCTGACGTATTCGGTCTCCGAGAGGTTCGCCGGACGTGCGTGTTCGAGTTCGTTCCACGGGTCGATGACAATCCCCTGTGCCCCCGTCCGATAGACCTGGATCTTCGCGAGTTCGATGATCGAGTCGATCGACGGTTCTTCCGGGAGGATGAACGCGAAGTGATCGCGCACCCACCGGTTCGCCGTGAGCATCTCGTCCTCACTCATACGGGGACTCGGCCCATCCCAGAACGGGAAACCCATGTACTGCTCGATAAGCTGCGCCTGATGCCACGCCAGTGGTTGTTGCTCCGGCGAGAAGATCGAGAATTTCCAGTCGTGCCGCTCGGCGAGGAGGATCAGCAATTGATCCAGCGCCGTTGACTTGCCGTGTCCGGCGTGACCCGTGACGATCGTCATGTACCCCGGTAGCACGCTGTAGAAGCGGTCGAAGACGGGATATCCGAACGTGTAGCCCTTGTCGCGTCCCTGCCGGTAGAGCCGAACGAGGTCATCCTCGAACGCGTCGCCGTCGTAGATGCCAACGATCGGTTCCGGCCGCGCCTGGTCGATCAGATCGCAAACGGCCGTAATGCCATTCGCCATCAGGACATCGTTGGCATCCTTCGTCCCGGAAGGGAAGCGCACCCGCCAGCACTTCTCCGGACCGATGCGGCGCTTCAGTTCTTCCGCCAACGTCTCGCCGGCCGGGTCGGCGTCAGTCGCGATGACGACCCGCTTTGCCCCCGCGATAATCTGCTCGGCGGAGTGGAGGCAGTCGAGCTTGGCACCGGGATTCGCGCCCGGCTGGATTGCTCCGTTTGGCACGGACATCACCGTCGTGATCCCCGCCGTCATCAACGCGAGGCGATCCATCTCGCCTTCGCAAATAACGACCGTGTCGGCATCCCGGCATTCGTCCAGCCCGTACATTACGAGTTCGGTGTTCTGGGTTGACCAGAACGCCTTCTCCCGCAGCCGCCGGTACTTCACATGGACGACCTCGCCGTCCCGCTGGTACGGGAACGCGATCGCCGTATCTTCGGGATTCGAGTAGACGCCGAGTTCGATCGCGAGATCAGGATCGATCGCCCGATCTGCGAGAAAGGCGCGCGCCCGATCGCCAAGTCGTCGTTCGGCCGCAATCTGTGGACGATCGTAGTGGCGCTCCGACTTGATCGGGGTCTGCCAGTCCTCCGGCTTGAGGCTGCCCGTGAATCCGCAGTTGTGGCAGAGCCACACGCCATCGTCGATGTTGACGGAGAGCGGGCGGTCGTTGCGGTGCGCCGGCTTGCGGTCGTGATCGCATCGCGGGCATTTGGTCTTGACCTGACCGCTCGCACGACCCTTCGTGTCGATGCCGAGGTCGGCAAAGGTTGTTGTCACCATGACGCCAACCCCAGCGGTCCCTTGCCGGATTTCGTCTCTGGCTCAACTTCGTCCTGCCAGTTCTGATCGCGAAGCCAGCGGTGCGGTGCCTTGACGTAGCCCTCTTGCCACTTCCGCGACGACTTCTGTGACGCGATCGCCGCGAGGATCGTTGCCTGGAGTTCGGCTGATGGCTTCAACCGGCGCCATTGGTCGACCGCTTGTTTTTTCTCGGCGTGTTTCGGGTATGCCAACCAGAACGCATCGAAGCCGTTCGGTGGTGCCAACGCGGTAGATAGATCTTGTTCTTTTGGTTTTAGTTCTACTGGTTCTTGTTCAACCCGCTGTGGACGGGTACTCAACCCGCTGTCAGCGGGTACCTGACCCGCTGACAGCGGGTACGTTACCGTTGGTGCCGGGTGCGTACCCGCTGTGGACGGTATGCGTTCGTTCGCACTATTCCGCTCGGGAAACTCAACGATACCGTTGTCAGCGGGATGCTTTTTCCCGGAATAGTGATGAACGAGTACGTATTGGTTGGAACGCTTGAATCCGTTCGATTCGCGTTGGTCGATGCGGATAATTTCGAGCATAGCGAGTGCCTTTACCGCTCGGGTCACGTGGTCCTCGGACCACCCGGTATCGTCTGCGATCTTCTTGAGAGATGGGTAGGCGACGGCTCGATGATCGGCATAGGAAGCGATCGCCTGGTAGACGGCGACAAGCACCCCCTTGGCAATCGGCTTCCGTCCGTCGCCCACATCGATCGGCCCGGTGATCGTCCGGAAGACGGCCGGGATCAAGACGAACCCGGTATCAAATCCGACAGGTGGAGCGTCATATGCCGCTGGCTCTTCGTCGTGGACCATCCGTAATGCGCTCATGCTGCCTGCTCCCCACTGTTCGGGAAGTTCAGCCGTGCATACTCGCCGAAGTGTTTTCGGGCGGCATTGTCTCGCGCAATTGCCGCCTCTTCGGGTGTGTCAAACGTCCCGAAGTAGTGGCAGATTCCGTCCGTCTTTAGGCGAGCGGCCCAACGACCAGATCTCGTCTGGACAACACCACGGTATCCCGACCTGCTCGGCGTGGACCTGATGATGTTCTGTTGGTTTTGCTGATGCGTGCAGATGCGAAGGTTGCTTCGGCAATTGTTGAGTGTGTTTCCATCGATGTGGTCGACATCGAATCCAGGATCGGCACCCATGACGAAACGATGTAGGTAGCTGTGAGATTCCCGCCCGGTGGCGACGTAGAAGCTTCCTCGAATAAGGACGGGATGCCAACGTTTTGCGAGGACTCGGTCGGCGTCTTCTTCGTCAACGAGGGCAAAGAGGTCCGGATATTTCCGGGAGTGGAGGGGTACGCGTATACTACGCATGGCGGTCATCCTTCCGTGATGATCGTCCGCGCTCCGGGGTGTTGCAAGCACCGCCGGAGCACTTCTATTCGTTGGATGAATTATACCACGGAACATCGCCGAAACCCCCATACGTACGAGGTAAATCAACCCACAGAGGTTGCTAAAACGGAGCCTCTTCCTTTGATGCGGACTGATCCCCACCGCCGACGAACTGGAAGTCCGTCATCGTGACGTCGTAGGAAATCCGCGTCGACCCATCGTTGCCGGAGAACTCACGCGGCTCGAACGACCCCTCCACATAGAGATGCCGGCCCTTGGCGATGTACTGCTGCTGGGCAAGACGATCGACGCGCTCGGCCAACTTGTCCCAAGCGCTCACCCGATACCAGACTGGCTTCGCATCGCTCCCATCGGCACCCTTGCGGCGCGGGTTGACGGCGAGACTGAACGAAACGACCATCGCCCCGTTTGGTGTGTACTTGGTCTCCGGGTCACTTCCGAGATTCCCGAAGACGACGATCCTGGCGAAACTTGCCATTGGTGTTGTGCTCCTAATCCGCGGCGATCGCATCGTCTGATGCGCGAATTCGTGCGGCGTTCATGGCGATTGCGATACGTTCCCAAACTTGTTGTTCGCGGCGTGTCTTATCTCTCCATGCCTTGACGCCGTAGGCACCCTCCATGCGTCGCTCAAAGACGTCCTGCGGCGACGTGGCGCCCTTGTCGACCACGTAGCGCCACCAGATGCGGTCGAGTTCGTCCGCCTCTTCCCATGACCGACTGTGGCGCAGCCCGCCCCTCATGTGAGCGCGGTATTCGAGTTCGACCTCTGCGGCCTCGAAGCCGGCGCGCGCCACGGCTTCGGTGACAGGTGAGCGGCTCATGCGTTCATGAGCCGGGTGGCATGCGCAATGTTGGCGTCCAGATCAGCCACCGGAGCCGGACCCTTGGCTTTTGGGAGTTCGGCGACCTTCTTCTTCATCCGATCAATTGCTTCCTTTGCTTGTGGCACCGAGAGGTCGGCCAGCGGCGTGCCAACTGCTGCGGTCAATGCCTGGTCGAGCTTTGCTCCGTCGTGATGTCCGTTGTCCTTCACCATCCCCAATTGCTTGCCGAGACCGATGATGAAATTCCGCTGCTGGTCGGTGGCCCTCGGCGCCGGCGTTTCGGAGCGCGGTCGTGCTTGGGGTGTTTGCGGTCGCGCCACCGGTGAATCGACGATCCGCTCTCCCTCATCGAGTTCAGGTGCGAATTGCGTCCCGAAGCCGAGTGCAGCGAGGGCACGACCAATCGCCTTGGTTTCGGCCTTCTCGATGAAGTCACCGAAGTCCTTCACCGACTCCGACCCGATCCCCGACCCGATCCCGCCGACGCCGTCGTCCACCTGGGCGGTGACGATCGCGTGCGTGTCCGTGATGTGGTGGATCGCCGTGGTGATCCGCCCATGTGGGTATTGATCGCGGAACCACACGAGGCGCCACTTGACCTCCAAATAGTCTTTCCCCTTGAGCTTTATCAGGTGCTCGTTGGGGTCGAATGCGTTCCGTGTCAGCTCAGCCATTGCCGTTTCCTCAACAGGAACGGGCGGTCGCACTGCCGCCCGTCATCCCCTCAGCTATGCCGCTACCCGCTCGTTACCAGCCATCGCCTGGAGGTCGGCTTGCAGCTCGTAACTCCGCTCTTGCAGCGCAAACGCGCGCTCAAGAAGTCGCGCACCCGTCTTCCGCTGTCCCAACAGCACGGCCTCCGACAGCATGTCCCAGACGTACGTGCCTTCCTCGTTGACCTTGCGCAGTTCCTCGCCAACGGCCAGTTGGCGCGCCGAGCGGATCGGCTTGACGACCGGGTGCGCGGTGCGGCGCTTCGGGGCTTGGGTTGTCCACTTGTGGGCATTGATTGCGGTGTTCATGAGGTATACTGTCCTTGCATTTGATTCGTCTGGCGCTTTCACCCTTGCCCGGTGAAGGCGCTTTGTCGTTCAGGCCGCTCGCTGCGGCTCATTTCCGTCCGGGAAGTCGACGATGTTTGCCGGTCGCTGGACCAGCCGGAGATAGTCCTGCGCTCGTGTCCGCGTCTGGCGTTCGACCCAGGGCGTCACGGCCCCGGCGTTGAGCACGGTCTGCGCGAGCGTGTGTGCGTCCGAGATGACCGAGAGTTCGGCCTTGATCCCCTCTTCCTCGATCTCGATGTCGCGTTGCCGTGCGCGATAGCCCTCCCACTCCTCGGCGGTCACGATGTGATCGGCCACCATCTCTGCGACGTAGGCGTCGCGCTCCTCGACACGCTCGATGAAGTCATCGAACCGGTTCTGCAATCGAATGATTCGGGTCGTTGCGGACACTGCGGGGGTCTTTCTTTCTGCGTATGTACGCTTGTCGGATCGGCGGGATACAGTAAAGAGACGGACGGGGACGGGGACTCCGTACGGTTCTACAGAGGCGTTCGCCCCGGTCCGTGTCGTGGCGTGGGCAACTCCTTTCGTGTGCAGCAAGGTCGGCGTGTTCGGCGTGTTCGGCGTCGAGTCGGATCGATGACCCGAGAGCCTGTTCCGAAGCTGGGTGGGGAAGGTCGATGCGAGGGGAGAGGTCGCAACGACAGGGACATACCAGCTTCGGAACAGGCCCCCCGGCAAGCGGAGGACGTGCACGGTCGCGACGGAAGACGCCGGGCGATCGACCGTGGAGGAGAGTGGGGACGGTGCCGCCGTGCGCGTGCGGGCGGGGAAGAGAGGGAAAATCATGGCTACGCGGCCTCGGCCAGTGTGGCGGCGGGACGATTCGTATGCTTGATGTAGGTTGGGTATCCCGTGTGCTTAGAGGAGTCGAGATAGGTGAAGGTGACGTTGCCCGCGACATCGATCGTCGCGACTTCCTGGCGGAAAACTCCATCCGTCTCCCAGTCGACGTATACGCGAATCGAGTTGACGTCCGTGTCTCCAGAGTTGAGCACGTGGTCAAGCGCCTTCCGGGCCATCGCGAAGTCGGTCCCGCATCGGTACGTCGGCCGGTACTGCTTGTCGAGCTTCTTGAGCGTGGCGACCCAGATATTGCCGTTGGTGATCGTGTCCGGGGCATGAAGGAAAGGATCGGCGGTGAGTGTTGGCATCGGAACTCCCCTATGCAACATCGGCCAGCAGCGCGTTGATCTGCTCGGCGACCTGAATGCGACGGATCGACTGCACCGTGTCATCGGTGGTCTGGCGGGCCGTGACGGCGCGACCGCACCACCAGTTGAGGAAGGGCTTGAGTGCTACGAGGTAGGTGCCCTCGTCTGCGTTCGTGTCGCTCGGGATGAAGAGGATGCCCTTGTCTTCGAACTTCCCCGCTTTGGCGCCCCGGCGAAGGAGCGGCGCCGGAATCCCGGTCATCTCGCTTAACTGGTCGACGGTGACGCGGCGAATCTCCGGGTCCGTGAAGGTCAGCGGCTTGGTCTCTTCGCTCATGCCGCCCGGCTTTCGATCGGCTCGTCGGCCTCCGCGATGGCAGCTGCGATTGCCTTCCAGTTCAGTCCGTACCGATGCTCCAACCCGATGACCACCATCTCCCCGAGGAATTCGGATCGCTTCCCAACACCGCGTGAAAGGGCATCTGCCAGGCGAATCGTCTCGGTGGTCAGAGAAACGCCAACACCCTTCTTCTTGAGTTCCTTTGGCACTTCCGGGTAGGACATCGGCACGTCTCCATATCACTTGTCACGTTTCGTGTTTCGTTACACGCATTATGACACAGAGGTTTTTGAGTGTCAAGCATTGCAACGACTTTTTCAGAGACTGAAAATGCTGGGATGAGCACAGTAGGAAGTCTTGGTGAATTGATATTTGCCGCGAGAACGGCCAGGGGGTGGACGATCGAGGAAGCCGCATCCCGGATCGGTCGTACTCATACGTGGCTTTGGAGAATCGAGAAGGGCAAGAATGCAAATCCGCCCAGCCCTGGGGAGCTTCGAGACATAGGGAAAGTCTTAGGTCTCTCCTCATTGGAGATGCTGGAGGCGCTCGGGTATCTCGATCCGCCCCAAGCAGGTCACCACCCGAACAGTCACGAGTATCCCGACACAGACATCGGGCAGCTTCAGAGCTTTATTGATACTGGAGAACTGACGGAGCGGGAGGCCGGAGAACTGCTTAGCTATCTCGATTTCATTCGAACAAAGCCTGCGCGGTAGGGAGGGGGCAAGTGGCGGGTGAAATGACTGATAAGGAAGACGGACGTGATCCCGAAGGCGACCACGCGATGGTCGAGCCCATCACGATGCTTCACTACCCAATCGGGACTCAGTGGCATCAATCGGTTGATACGAGCGACCCGGCCTTCGTCTGTTGGGATCCTCTCCATCGCGAGATCGTCCTCACGACATTTCAATGGGAGTCTCATATCGAAGCGACCCATCCCGCACTATCCGGTATGATGAATCATGTCGAGATGACGATCCGGTACCCTGAACTGATTACGACCGATCAAAAAGTCTCCGAGCGGCGAGGGTATTATCTGGATCATGTCTTCTCGAATGGACAACGCTACTGGATCAAGGTCGTTGTTCACTTTGACGAGACTGTCAAACTCAACTACGACGTCGATGGATTTGTTGTCACCAGCTTCATGCCCGTCCAGCCTCACCGAAAGGAGAAACGCGAATGGATACGACATTAGACAATGTTTCTCTTCAAACGCTCGACGGGCCATCTCCGGCCGGCACGGTCGGCGTATTTGTCGATGCGGTCGCCGATAATCTCACCTTCTGGACCACAGAGAAACCAGTTCCCAGTTTCAGCGCGCAAATCAATGACTACTCTTCAGTGCTTTTCAATCTTGATGACCAACGAGCCGTTGGCGTGCAGATCGAAAACTTCCTTACCTATGCCGTCCACGAGCACCCTTCGCTGATGCCCCTTGTCCGGGTGCTCAACCTGATACCGCGCCCATATGGCGATACGAGACTTGTCACGAATCGCCTGCTCGCCGAGTTGCGCCCTACAGATCCAGATGATCTGAAGCAGATCGACTTCATTCTCCGCCACATTATTGATCTCACTGGCGGTGTGGATCCGGACCTCGCCGTCATTACGCCGCGATAATCTGCGAGAAGGAGGATTACTATCAGAAAACCCGATAGTAATCCTCCTTCGATTTAGATGGTCCACCCCTTGCCTTTGCACTCCGGGCAAGCGAACTTGTCATCCATCACCTGGACCCGCCCCCTTTCACAGAACGGATTTGTGCATGGTTTGCGAGACCGCTTTCGCCGCTCCGCTCGCCGATGCCGGCGCCGTTCGTTTTCAGGGAGATTCGGCGTGCTGCGGGCCACTTCGTCAACGCCGTATTTCTGCTTCAGCTCCCAGATCGCGACAATCTTGTTCTTCGACGTGATGACTTTCTTCCCGCCTGGCGCTTCTGCGCTCGTCAGTTCCGCCGTTGTCGTGCCGTTTTCCACACGTACCGTTCGATCGATCTCGACAACATCATCGGGGTTGCCATCGCGAAGGGCGCGGATACGGGCGCGCAACTCCTGAAAAGACGGTGTATAGGGCGGGGTATGCATTTACTCGATCTCCCCCGGTCCAGTGCCAGCGAACTCGCCAAGCTCCGCACGAATCAGCGTTTCACAGATCAACGCGACCGCATATCTCGACTCGGGATCGTCCGGGATGGCAATCGCAACGGCGGAACCGTCACTCGCGCGTGCCCACCATTGATGCGTGCGCACATTTACCCATCCGTATGCGGGATGCTTATCCTGCTCATGCTCGCGAAGCACCACCGGCCGCACTGCCGGATCGCGAGGATCAAAGGCCAACATCGTCCGCTCCTCTCGTACGGGATCGCTCCCTCGGGTCTGTCTAGATCATATGTTCTAAAATGAAGTCTGACAAGTCGTTTTCCTTATTGACATCATGTCACCGAAGGGAAGTCGGAATGGCCAAGCAGACGAAACTCACGCCGGGACGCTATCAGGACCGCGACCCGCTGACCGGGAGACCGATCGAGTCCGGGATCACAGCGATCGTCTCCGATGCGTTGGGCGTGACGTATCAGGCGCGCTGGTCGTGGACGGGACCGGACGGCAAGCGGCACCAGGAAGCGGAGACCTTCAAAACGCTGGACGCGGCGGAAGAGACGTTGTTGGAGAACAAGCTGAAGATCAAACGCGGCATCTACGTCCCGAACAACAAGATCACGATGCAGGAATACTACGACCAGTGGTACAAGCGGCTCTCGATCTCCAAGTGGCGAACGTCGACGGCGTTTCGCGTCCGGTCGACGTGGGAGCATCACTTCAAGGATTCCGTCGGCGGTGTCCCGTTGACGAAGATGAACCGGTCACTCTGCCAGCGCGAAGCAGACCGACTCATGAACCTGAAGAATCCTCGTGACGCGGCTAAGCCGCTCGCCGAGCAACGCCCGCTCTACGCGCCGGGAACGATCCGGCTCTTCCTCACGGTGCTCACAGGCGTGCTGGAGGGTGCGTTCCGTGAGGGGATCATCGACCGCAACCCAGCGCTCCGATTAGAGATCCCGAAGGACCGGACGAAGACGAAAGCCGTCTGGACGGTGGCGCAGGCGAAGACGTTCCTGGCGAAGACGGCGGACGATCCGTTTCACGTCCTCTGGTGGTTCATGCTCACGACGGGATGCAGGGTCGGGGAAGCCGCGGCACTGAGTTGGTCTGCCGTCGACCTCGACGCCGGACGCGTGACGTTCCGCGCCACCCGTCGCCGGAAAGCGGATGGCGGCTGGGAGATCGCCGCCGGCACGAAGACGTCAGACGAGGATCAGACAATCCCGCTCGTACCCGAGATGGTGACGCTCTTCGCCGAATTGCGGCGTGACCAACGATCAAAGCCCGTCGTCGATCTTGATGGACTCGTGTTTCCTACCAAGACGGGCGCGCCGATGGGAGAGCGTGTCGTCGCGCACGCGTTGGACCGCTGCATCCTGACTGCTGGCGTCCCCCGAATCACGCCACACGGGATGCGACACACGACGTCGATGTTGCTCCGGGCGCTCAAGGTGCCCGATAGCGTGATCAAGGATGTGCTGCGGCACAAGTCGATCGAGACGACCGTCGACATCTATATGCAGTCGGACGAGGAACTGCTCCGCGAAGCCGTCACCCGGCTGGAGCAGGCGTACGGGAGTCGGTAGCTTGCGACTACATCTGAGGGCGAATCCGGGCGGGTGTGTAGACTCTGTGTAGGAGTCGAGGAGAAAGGTACCGGAAACCCCGATGGATCAAGGAAAATCGGGGAAGAGCGTACTACAGCCGGTAGACGAATACCGGTTTTCTCCCTCGCTGTTTCCTTGATATGGCGGGAAAATCCGAACCAAGAACGATCGTCGGCGATTGTCGACGATCGTTCTGTGTGTAGGAATTGTGTAGGAAATCCGTTCAAACCCGTGCGCCCCGTAGGCCAGTCTTGACGCGCTCCTATACAGAACATATGATCTATTCGTCAGGGCGGACGTGTCGCAACGTGTTCCTACCGCCCTGATCCCTGCGAGCCCCGGCGAAGGGATGCCGGGGCTTTGCTCCCTTCATCCCACTGAGCCCCAGACCCGCATCCGGGGCTCAGGACCAGAGCGATCCATACCCTAACGAGATCAACGGCGACCAACACACAAAGGCCGGTGGATGTTCTCCACCGGCCTTTGTGTCTGCGAGATATGGAGCGAGACGAGCGGCATCACGTTGCCGTGATGTGGCGGTTTGCGCGCCGCCGTTGGGGTGTGACCCCTGGAGCAGGAACTCGAACTCATCAACCCGGCAGAAGAAGTCTCGTGTGACGCTGGATACGGAAGTGAGACGGGGGTTTACGCGCTCTGCCATTGAGCTACATCCACCGAAGCGGATGACGGGATTCGAACCCGCAACCACGTGCTTAGCAGGCAATAACCCGAACTCGTCAACCCAGCGATTGATTCGCGAGTATGTCGGATGCGTGTGTGGCACGGGGGGATTTGTGTCAAGCAATAACCCCAAGCCTTCAACCCGACACGTCCATTATACCTGACCGCTCAGGAAAAGGGCGAGCGTGCGCGGGACCGACGCGTCCATGCCTACAAGGTCCATCTGGCGCGGGTCGCTCGGATCCGCAATTGAAATCTCGTTCGTGGCCATCGCGAGCACCGCGTGCCGGAACGCCGGGCGCGTCGCCTGAATCTCCGTGATCCGGTGCAACCCGTAGCGACTTGGCCACGTCTCGCTGTCGGTGATACTCACGACCGCCGAAACCTCAGGATCGCTCATCGCCGCCGTGAGCGGCAGCGAACAGTCGGTGCCGCCTCCCTGAATGCGGCCAAGTGCTTGTCGAAGCTCGTCATAGCCCTCACCGCGAACCTCCAGGTGGTACGCGCGGTTCTCGTACGCCATGAACGTCGCATTCGGAAACTGGTACGCGAACACGAGCGCTAGGGAGGTTTCTGCGTCGACACAGGTCAGATGCGTGCCGGATGCGTTGCCGTATGTCATGCTCCCCGATACGTCAAGCGCGATGAGGGGCGTCTGGTCCGGATAGATTTCCAGCCCTGTGAACGCCTCCCCGAATCCTTCCGCCAACGCGGTCGAGATGCGACTGTTCGGCGTCCACGTCAACGAACCCTTGATGCCACGCCCGGCATCGTAGACCGAGCGAGCGAGCAGAAATTCGAACGGATGACAGACTTTCGTCGCCCCGTGAATCTTGCGAACGATGAGGTCTACCGAATGCTCGTCATCCATCCCGAGGGATGATAGCTTGCCAAGATTGCGCAGGAGCGCGCGACCCGGCATGTCCGGCAGCAAGGCGCGCCAGACGGCTTCGTGCCCGAGGAGTGGCCCCGGTACCATCTCGCGCGGGAGTCGCGCCGACGTGATCGCTTCTGCCGCTTGCTCCGGGGTGATGTCATCGCGTCGCAGTGCGGAATAGCCGACGAACAACCGGGACGCGTGGCTGTCGGTGAGCAAATCCGCCTCGAACGTCGTCCGCTTGTCCGGATGAGCGATCCAGTCGAAGATCAACGCATGGTCCGAGGATGGCGCCGTCGGACGTGCAAGGCGCAGCGCATCCCGGAGGGACCACCCGTCGCGCTGATCGTACTTGACTGCCTGGAGCGCGAGAACGTCCGGTGTGCGCATGGTGAACCATCGACTCACGGCACGGCGGAACGTCCGATTGCTCTTGCGATCCGCGAAGCGATACCCAAGCCAGTGCAGCAGGTCAGTCCCGATCCGGCACACCTCCGCGACCGCCTCCACCGCCTCCCGCTTGACCGCGAGATCAGCACTGCGCGTGAGTGCCGCGAGGACGTAGATTGCCGGGTCAATGCGGAGCGCGAGATTGCCACGCGAGACCTCGATCACCATATCGAGCGCCGCCCGTGGTTGCTCGTGAATGACGCGCTGAATGGTCTCGTCAGCCCCCTTTGTCACGTCGTAGCCGGTGGCGTAGAACGTGCCGGTCGATCCCAGGATTAGGAATCGGCGCAGGTGCGTGAGCGGATCAACGCGATAGACGTCGCCTCCCTCATTGCTGAGGACCGTTCCGTTCGCGCGTGCATTGGCCTGTCGAAGAAGAATAGCGTTCTGGCTCATTCATCGCTCCATTCATAAAGGACGTGAAGTCTACCTGCCGGGCGCTTGTTATGTCGAATGATTCACGCCGCCTCCCCTTCCTGCCGCATGCCGCGACGCTTGAGCGCAAACCTGCCAAGGTCCGTCATCGCGTAATACCGCACCGTGATCGTCTTGCCGTCGTAGGACGGTGTGGAGATCGAGCGGTGGACCTCGATCATGCCGGTATCCCGCAGTCGCCAGAGGGCGTGCTGGACGGTCGGAATGTCGAGCGTGAGGCCGAACAGCAGATCGTGCTCCGCGTGCGCCTGGTAGATGCTGAACGCCGTCGCCTCGCCAAGGGAGTTGATCGTGGCGAGGACGATGACGGCGATGTCGTCCGGGTGTCCGATGTCGGCGATCATTTCAGACGCACCCCATTACGGCGAGCATGAAGCATGATGGCGGAAAACGACGCGAACTCAGCGAAGATCATCGTTCGTTTCGCCTGCCAATTGGACTCGGTTCGCTCGTTGATTCGCTCCTCGACCTGTCCGTCCGGGAGCACGATGACGGTGACAAGGGCATCCGGCGGAACTGACCCCAAAGAGGCTGATCCAAGCACCATCCATGTCCCATCATGATCTGGCGTTGCAACGCTGCCGAAATATGGGTAAGTGGAGACGATCTGAGCCATGGCGTCATACGACTCAATGGACACATCCTTCCTCACGATAAGGAATGCCCAATCATCGTGGCGCGAAATCACGTAGTCTTCGCTCATGCCGCTTCGTCCTCCCACGTCTCGGCGATTGCATCCGCCAGCCAGTCGAGCCAGTCCGGATCGTCGGAGGGCTTGGGCGGGGCGTGCTCGTCAGTCATCGACGTACTCCTTCAGGACGATCGTTGCGAGGTAGAGGAACTTGTCTCCATCGTGGGCCAGTGATTCGCTGACGATGCAGAACTCTCCTTGCGGATATTCTTTGGCGATCTCACTGAAGCGCTCGATCTTCTTGTCGTATAGAGCGTTGGCATTTTGCCCCTGCAACATCACTTGGAGAACGATCTGCTTGACGCGCTGGGTGACAGGTTCGGTCCACATCACTGGTCCTCGTGTGGTGGCGGGGCGGCGGGAAGATGATCGCGAATCACGGCGAGGACCGCGGGCAGTTCGACGAATCGCTTGTTCCCGACATGTTCGGCGCGCATCGCGAACTCACCCTTGAATACTTTCTCCAGCGCGACGATTAGGTCCCGCTGGGCCGCGAGCGCGACGGGCGTTGACATCTCCTCGTACTGGTGACGGTCGATTGGTACGAGCTCGTCCCATATATCGTTGTCACGATCAGGCATGGGGTGACGATCCCACCATTCCCAATTCACGCGGTGCATGATCCGTGCGTACTTCTCGCGCTGCTCCGGGGTGAGCGTCATGGTCATCACCTACCAGTCCCCTTCCGCATACCGGCGCTCTGATCCTAAGTCATCGCCGATCGGGTTGGGGAACCCATACTTGACCGCGGTTGCTTTGAAAAGCGGAAGTCCATACAGAGCGTAGTCCTCGAAATCCTCGAGCCCGTCTTCAAGTATCCAGTTCCACATCGCCACTACGTCATACATCATTCCGGCTGAAAGCCCTCGCTGATTCAGTGCCTTGCTAAAGCCGAACGCAACATCCTTCTTGAGTTGTCCCAGGATGTTTTCGCGGGTGAACGGGACGCAGCTATGCTTGCCGACGAACTCTTCCTTGAGCGTTGCGCCAATCCGGTGTAGGTCAACCTCGGGAACAAAATCCACGAGCCGTAAAATATCCCGACCGTCCAACGTCTTCGATGTATAGCCCGCGTAAACCTGCTCGAGTGTCTTCATCTCTACTCCTCAGTGGTGCGGCCACGAGCCGTGAGCCCGTGGCGCTGGTGGGTGGTTAGTCGTCTTTCGCGCGGCTGTCGCCCTTGACCGTGCGGAGCGGTCGGAGCGTGTGCACGATGTCGATCAGGTCTCTCTGGCGACCGATCACGGTCGCGATGTCCTTGTAAGCCCCAGGTGCCTCGTCAAGCTGGCCCTTCGTGATCGTCGTGAACGTGGCAGCGTCTTCCAGCTCGATGTTCACCAGATCGACGTCGAACGTCTTCTTGGCGACATTGCGCCCCATCTTGCGACCGGCACCATGCGAGCACGATGCGTAGCTGTCGAGGTTCCCCTTGCCATGCACGATGTAGCTCGTCGATCCCATGCTGCCGGGGATGATGCCGATGCTCGACGCTCCGGCATCCGTCGCACCCTTGCGATGCAACACGATGCCGTGATCCTCCGGCCCATCGAACTCGGCATAGTTGTGCATGCAATCGAACGTATCGATCCGGTCCACCGGAATCCCGATCGCCGCCTCCAATGCGCGGACCAATTGTTCGATCATCCACATCCGGCTCTCACGTGCGAACGCCATCCCCCAGTTCATGTCATGCATGTAGTCATGGGCGGCCTGTTCATCGAAGCTCAGTGAGGCGAGGTCCTTCGCCACTTTGACGCCCCGCTTCTCGGTCTCTGCAACGGCGAGCGTGTGGTAATAGCGCGCGAGCTGGTTTCCGGTCCCACGCGATCCCGAGTGCACCATGAGCCAGATAGCGTCTTCCTCGTCCACTTGTGCTTCGAGGAAGTGATTGCCGCCGCCAAGGGTGCCGAGTTGCGCGGGCCCCTTGCGGAGCATCGTGTCTTGGAGGGCATCCGCGCGGAGCGACATCTCGAAGAGCCAGTGATGCTCCCGCGCCGGATCCGCTGTACGGTGTGCCTCGAATCCGGTCGGGATGCGTTCATTCACTTCGCTTGCCCATGCGTCCCAGAAGTGCTGACCCATCCCCGGATCGAAGTCGATGCTCGTGCGAACGGCTTGCATTCCACATCCAATGTCAACGCCCACCGCGTTCGGGATGACGACGCCTTCGGTGGGAAAGACGCAGCCGATCGGGACACCGAAGCCGCCGTGTGCGTCGGGCATCAATGCGACGTGGTCACTGACTTCTGGGTGGTTCGCGACGTTGATGACTTGTTCGACCGCCATCGCGTCAAGCTCGTAGTCGGGTACCCACATCTTCACAGGGACACGGGTCTTCGCGCTGAACTCAATCATTGGTATGTCTCCTTGTGGGCCGCCCGTGTGAGCGGCCCGTGCTGAATACCAGGCGTCAGAACGGAAAACCGTCGTGCGTCGCGGCAATCTCCGTCGTGAAGATCCCCATCCCTGCGAAGACCTGCTCGCGCGCGTCCTCGGCGCCGCATCGTTGGCAGCGGTCCGGCGTGTCCATCTCGCTCCAGCAGAGGGCTTCGCGACCGCACCGCTCGCAGCGGTAGTCCGCGCACTCCAGCCAGTCCATATCCACGTCGTCCGCGTAGCCCTGCGTGTCGTCGTCGTCCATCCATGCGTTCATGCTCATGTCAGCTCCATCCCATCTCAACGGCGTGCTCGTAGCCCTTGCGCAGTTGCGTTTCGTCACTCAAGTCCTCGTTGCGCGTGCTGCACCGATACCTGGTGTGGCCGGGCTGGTAGAAATCGTTCTGGATCAGCCACTCTTCTTCTGCGGGGGTGACGTACGGGTGCTGACCGTGGCTCGTGCGTTCCGCGATCCGGGCAAGCAACCCGTCCCACGTCATCCGGGTTCCGGGCATATCGCCGTCAACGAACGTCAGGGCGCCTCGCATCGCGTAGAGCGCCGCCTCGCGGATCGTGGCGTGGTCAGGGACACCGTTGGCGACCATGTGGGTGTCCATGTCGTCTACCTCAAAATGGATCGAGTAGGTGAAGGTCCGCTCGGTCCCGCGGTACGGGATGGGGTAGCCGTCGAACCGGAAATGCGTCTGAAGCTCGAACGATCCGACCAGCCGTGCCAACTCTGCGAAAACCGCCTCGGTGTCCCACGTCTCCACCTCCTCCATACGGGATTCCAGCGCGTGCACGCCGTCTGCGTATTGACGGGCGAGGGATGGCTTTCCACTCGCCCGCTTCGTGGTCGCCGCCTTGCTCACGACCATGCACTCCACGCCAGTCGCTCCCGGTCGTGCGCGTCCTGCGGCTCCCGGATGCCCGCCTTCATTTCCCAGATCATCGGCGCCCGCTTGGCGGCGGGCTTGGCGACCGGGGCGACCGGCTTCGTGTCGTTGAGACGCGCGACCAGTTCGGCCTCCGCCTCCGTGATCCAGACCCGCATCCGCTCCTTCGTGACCGGGGTAACGCGCGGGTTGGACAATCCGGCGATGAGGGAAACCCTCGCGGCTCGGATGGCTTCGGTGGACTTCTCGGCGTATCGGTACATCGGTGTTCTCCTGCGTGTGGTCCGTCCGGCTGCAACCGGTCGGGACTTCGGTTCGGGTGAAAGCCTTGCGTCTTTCAATACACTTATATTAGCACGCTTAGTGCGGAGAGTCAATAGTACACGCAGAGTAGTTCACTGCTATAATCATGCACAGAGAGGAGGGACGGTGAAGACGATCAAGGAACTTCGCGAAGAGCACAACGAAACCCAGCTCGAACTAGCCAGGGTGCTCAACGTCACGCCGGTCACGGTGTACAACTGGGAACGTGGGAAGTTTGAGCCGAAGGCATCACAGGTACGCGCCATTGCTCGGCACTATGAGGTGTCTATGGATGACATCGCGTTTGAGGTGGAGAGCGCAAAGAACCACCGCCAGGACTGACCCAGCGGTGGCCGCAAGACTCTCACCCTTGCAGGGGTAAGAACAGTGTGCAGTGTACCGGATATGCCTCTTCCAACCACAATCGAAACCGAACGGGATCTTCTCGTGGCTCACCTCAACGCGGTAGCGGCTGGCACGGAGAGCTTGAACGACTTTTCGTCGTGGTTCTTTATGTCGTCGCGTCCGGAAGAGTTCGACGATGGCGTAGAATTGGTATGGGGAGTCGAGTCGATCTTGTATCAGTGGGGAGATTTCCATGACCTTGTGGGCGCCGAAGAAATTGTCACGAGCATTCGGCAGGAACTAGCTGCGCATGGATGTAATGACGATCCTCATTAGTATTCCGCTTGCGATCCTCGCCAATGTGGTGTGGGCTGGACTTCTGATCGCGCGGGACCACTGGCAACACGGCAAGCTCAAGATTCAAGGGCACTGGGCAGAATGGGCCCCTGACTCCAAGGGACGCGAGTTCAGTATTGGGACGATTGAATACCGGTGGCTCAAGCGCCGGATCGAATTCAACGGAACGAACTACCACAGCAACGGCATGCCATTTTGCCACTGGACCACAACGGCAAGTACGCTCAATCTTCCGGCGGGGAAGCTGTATTACATCTTCGATTCGACGAACGTCGGCGCGCTCCAGTCGTCATCGACGGGGTTCGGCGTGCTGAATCTTCGTCGACGGGCAGACAAGACGATCGTCCCTGAGGACGGCTATTTCATGTACCGCGACACGCGAGCCTTCTCCGTCAGCCACAGCATGGTCCGTATTGACGAAGTTCCAATGTCTCGGGGAGATAGCGCGGCCGCGATCCTGGCTCGTGTCTTTCCGCATGAGTGGGCCGCGTTGAACGGTGACGACGCCATCGAACCCCGAAGCCCGTTCCGCGTTGTGGCGCGCGATGTCCATGCACACCCGGAGGATGTTGCGTCATAGCACGCATGTTCTGACCGGCAGACCGGCGACGGCGTGCCCCTTGCCGAACAGTATTTCGCACATTCGCACGAGAGACCGGACGTTGATAGCGTCCGGTCTCTCGTGCAGTTGATGGCAACAGGATTCGAACCTGCGGCGATTCGACCATTGGGTATCTGGCCCCCGTCGAAACGCTAGCCAGTAAGAGACGGGCTCATCCGTCATTCAGCGTTAAACCACTCCGCCAAACCATCAACCACGTTGCCTGAGAACCCAAGGCCTAGCCGGACTGGATACCGGCCCGCCGGGAATGCACCCAACGCCTACAACCACGGGAAAGACGTGGACTTCCGTCTTGGTGGTCTCATGTCTGCCGGCGTAGAGACCAACCGCCGCGTGCCTCGGGCACGGAGCCCCTCACAGGAGTCGAACCTGTACCCGGCTGTTTACAAAACAGCTGCTCTGCCTTCGAGCTAGAGGGGCAAAGCGGACGGCTTGCCATTCGCCTACATGGCCCAAGGGCCACGCCCGGATTCGAACCGGGAATCTTCCGCCTGACGGCGCCTGACCGATCGGCCATCCCGCTTTCGCCAGACCGGGAGTCGAACCCGGCTACTCCGTCCTGTGACGATTATACCGCTACGGCGTCGCCACGTCCGGCGTGACGGGTGCTGCCGGCGTCTCTGGCGTCGCCACAGGCACGACAGGCGCGACAGGCACCACGACCGGCGTCACGGCCTCCATGCTCGCCTTGGCCTCTTCCAGCAGCTTGACGACGGTCGCAGGAGAGAAGACGGCGCTCCGCGTGTCCTGCGCCTGGTGCCAGCGCGACCACAGTCCCCACGCGATCAGGGCGACGGGCCACGCGACGTTGACCCACTCGTAGGCGTTGTCGAGGACGTGCTGCGTGACGGTAAAGCCGAGCGAGGTCGCGACGACGGCCAGCACGTCGATGATCCGGTAAACCTTGGCGATGGTCAGGACGGGCTCATCTGCGTAGATGGACGACGTGGGCGCAACGACGGCGGGCTTGGGGATAGTGCTCATACCGCAACCTTTCCGAGGAGAATGAGAATCAGCACGAAGATGAGTAGGACGCCGACGACGCTCCATAGGGTGTTGTTGGTGTTGGGGTTCATCCGGTCCTCCGTTAGCTAAGCAAATGGCCGTTTCCTTAGCTAACGGGCCACGTTCGGCGGCGTTAGCTAAGGCGGCTTGGGTTAGGCGAGTTTTGCCGGGTCACCGCCGAGCGAGGTGATGATCCGGTCGAGCGGAAAGGTTGGGGAGGGGCAGTACTCACGGGTGAGTGCATTCACGTCCGAGTGGCGCCACTGGTGCGAGCGATCGGTGTTGAGGCCGTACACGGCGGGGTGTGCGAAGTAGCGGGCAAGCCGGATCGAGGCGTCAATCTGCACCTGGGGGAAGGCCATATTCGGCTTGCCAACGTGCTCGATCGTGATCGTGTAGTCGTTCAGGTTCGGCCCGGCATTGATGGAATTGACCAACGCCGGGATGTCCGTCCGGTAGCCAAGCTGCCCGTTCAGCTCGAAGTCGCCGTTCGTCCACGCACCGTCCGTGCTGCTGACGAACTGGTACACCGTGCCATCCGTGTCGATCACGAAGTGGGACGATGCTTGCGAACTCGAGTTCTGGAACCAACTGATCGTGTTGTTCAGCACGAGGTCGTCCGTGACGTGGTAGCACATCGCGATCGGCTTCTTGCCCGCGCGGTTCGCGAAGAAGTTCGGTGACCCCTTCCAGACGATCGGTGGCAGCAGAATCGACGGGTCTTTCACCGTCTTGTAGTTCGCCGCGGTGACCTGCGAATAGTCCGTGATCGCGGCACTTCCGCCGCCGGTGATGACGCCGCCGGGGTTCGTGTCCGGGATGGTAAAGAGACCGTCCCAGAACTTGCCGACGAGCCGTTCACCCTTCGTGTCATAGAGCCAGACGTCGCCTTTGGTGTCCGTCCACGACCACGAGGCGACGCGGGTCTCCCCCTTCTTGACGTCCGCCGTCTTTGGCGCGCCCTTGGGATCGGCCCACTGATACGCGGCGGTATCCTCGGTCGCCGTCACCGTCGTGTCCGGGATGTTGAAGTACACGCCGTTCTTGTCGCGGGTCATCGGCGCCTTGACCGCGTCCGCATCGGTGAACAGTTTCAGCAGCTTCGGCGGTGCGTACGTCGTTGGTGTTGGTGTTGTGGGCACGGTGGTTCCTCCTGATGCTTGTATCGGTGGTGTGGATAATTGATCGGGGATATTGGGAAAGAACTTGTTTCCTCGAATCGCGAGGTTGGCGGCCCCCTGTGTTTCTGACCACCACTTGCCACCGAGATCGTTCACCGTCTTCACGGTGCCACGATTCGCTACCGGAACGGCGCTGTATCGGGGATCGAGTGAGATGTAGGGCAGGAGGGCTGTCCACGCGGCCGAGTCCGACACGGGGATCTCGTATCGTGCGTGATGAACCACGTGCGCCTGTGCCGCTTCCTTTCCACCGGCGAAGCGATAACCGAGGTCTTGAACATCCGTAATCCCGATGCCAGCGGGGTTGTAGCGATTCCGCGTGTCCCGGTACGCCTCCACGGTTGCCCATGCGGGAGAAGAGAAGGGGCGAATCCCGTCAGTGCCACCGCCGGTCTCCACGCAGACGTGAGCGATCAAGAGCACGGCATCGAGCGTGAGGAGACCGCAGAGCCGATAGACCTCATCAACGAAGTCGTCGACGTCCTTGCCCGCAATGACTCCCGCCGCATGCAATGCCGCCTTGATCTGGTCAGGCGTCCCGCGCGATGGGGATCGCCATGTGTCGGTGATCTTTATGGCCACAATCGATTCCTTTCCTCGACCAGCACCTTGCAGAGGTGCGTCCCGCAGAGGCAGACGGCGACGACCGCGAACGTCGCCAGCATGTAGAGGCCGAGGCGCAAGTGGAACTCGAGCGTGAAGAACGCCGCCTTCTTCGTGCCGAAGTAGAGAAACACGATGCTCAGGAGCATCCCTTGAATCCAGAGCGCCCGGAAGAGCGCGCGGCAGGCCGGCCCGACCTTGGTCTTCGATTCCTGTGCGCCCATCACCCAGTCGAGGTAGGCGCAGATGATGGACTTGATGAAAAACGCACCGCTCATGATCCAGAGCATGTACGTAATCACCTCAACTTCCGTGGCACCCATCATGATCGTTGTCCCTGATCTCCGAGCAGCTCGCGCTCCAGGAAGTTCTGCTCACGTTTGATCTCGTCCTCGACCACCGCCTGCACGCGCTTTTGCCGGCGGTACTCGTCAAGACTGAAGAATGGAAAGAGATTGAAGAAGTGGAGCAGGGCGTCCCGCATCCGTTCCAGTCCATTCATGACGTCGTCCCCGCCGATGAGCGCGCCCGCAGGCGGTCGTTGTCGTCTTGAAGGGAGCGAATAGTTTGCTGCGAAATCATGTCCTTGGTTTGCAACTGCGAGATGCGGTCTTCGAGCGTTTTGACGGTCTGCGCGCTTTGACGCTGGACGATTTTGACGAGGACGCCGAGCGCCGTGGTGAACCCGCCGAGCGCCACCAGGACGGCCGCGGTCATCGATCCGACTGCTACGTAGTCCATCTGGTCGCCCCCGGATATCGTGAAGTGGCGTGTCCATCGTTCATCCTCCGTGTCATCACTAGGCCGTCTTGAGTGACATCAGCGGGACGACCTGCTGATCCGTGTAGCTATAGGTCGGCGTGGTCGCGAACCCGGTCGAATACGTGACCCCGGTCGTGCGTCCCGCCGTGACGTTGAGGAGCATGTTTCCGGATCGATACATGTTCCGCCCCCCGCTCGTCACATCCAGCGCCGTGAGCGTGACCGTCCCGTCGAAGACCACTGCGAGGTTGTATTCGTTTGGCAGTCCCGCCCCGAGCGCGATTGCCGGGGAGATTGACCCAACCTTGAGTCCGGTTCCGCTGAGCGCGATCGTGCCGGTCGCCAGCGGTGCGCCCGTCGCGTTGCCGGATGAGCTCCGCGCGTAGATCGCCCATTTGGCATTCGCCGCTGTGCCGGTGGCGCTGACGTTGAACGAGATGTTGGTGAGCGATCCGCTGCTGTAATCCAGCTCGATCGGGACGAAATACCCGTTATTTGCCGTACAGGCGAGCGTCGAAATCTTGCCGTAGCAGCCGTTGTTGGCGTTGCTGTAGTACTGGCCGGACGGGATCGCGGTGCGTGGCACGAGGAGCGCCTCCGACGTTGCCCGGTTGGCAATTTCCGTCGAGAGCGCGGAGGCCGTGGCGAAGTTGGCCGTCACCGCAGACGAGAGGTCCGCGAGGGAGATCGTGCCGTCGAGGATCATCGCGCTCGTGATGTAGCCCGTGCCGATGGAGGTCAGGAGCGGCACGCCGTCGATGGTGAGCACGCCCGTGCCCGTGTTGACGCCGAGCGTGTGGACCGTGCCGTCGGACGCGTGGAGCTTGAGGACGGTGGGATCGTTCGTCTGGAGGACGTTGGAGACCGTGCGAGACGGCGTGACCTCTAGCGAGTTGTTTTTCCAGAGACCAACGTCCGGCGTGCTGGCAGGAATGGAGACCGATGCGCCGACTCCATTCGATCGCGGGGAATTCGCCCCGATACTGGACTTCGCCCCAAGCAGACTGCCACTGTCAGAGCCGGAGTTGATTGTCGCGCCGGTCCCGACACCGGTAGTGAACGCGCCGTGAACCTGCGCGTTCACCGCGACTGCGCCCGCACCGTCAGCAATCGCGGTAGGGACGCCAAACAAAGAGACATACCGGCCGATGGCCAGCGTATCATCGCCGAGTGCCTGAGCGCCGTTCCCGAGAGCGGACGCACTGTCGCCATCGGCAAGGGAGTCAATCCCAAACGCGGCGCTATGAGCACCGTTGGCGACAGACCCGTCGCCGAAGTGCGTGCCCTGCACGTCGGATTGCGCGACGACCGGTCCCGCGGGCGGCTCCCCGACAGAGTTCTGGCCGAACACGGTCACCGACGCTGGACCGTTGAACGCATCCCAATCCGTCGAGGAAATGTTGGACCCGCTCGCCAGCCGCACGACCTGGATTTCGCCTGTCTGCGCGCCCGTGCCATCGACCACGGTCGTGACGCTCTGGGCGTCGTTGCCTTTGTCGGTGAGATACTGGCTGATCTGGTCGACGCGGATGTTGTCCCCCGCCGTCCAGCCGAGCACGGTATCGGCAAGATCGAGCGTGTACGTCACCGTATCCGGCGTCGCGTTCGGCGTGAAATCCTCTTCGATGGTTGGCGGCGTCGGCAACGGGTCGCCGATCTGCCACGACACGTTGTTCCAGTAGAGCGGCCACGAGTCCTGCAAGTCCGGCTCGGCGCTGGCATCGACGTGGATCAGCGACGGGTCAGCAGGATCGACCGTGAGCGACGTCACGGTGATGCCACCGCTGACGAGCCACGCGTTCAGCAGGTCCAAATTGGCGGGTTCCCCGGCAACGTAGCCGCCTTTTGTATCAGCGAGCGAAAGATCGTACGTGGACATTACTTCACCACCTTTATCCCAAACATCATTGCTGATCGAATGTCGGAGTTGCCGGAGCCGCCGAAGCAGCTCCAGCGGAGATTGATGTTCTGGTCGCTGTAGGCATCGGTGGTGCTGGCGACGTTGAACGTGCGCGCGTGGACGGTGAACAGCGATTGGACGGACGTGTCCTTGCCGGCGGAACTTGGCGGGCCGACAGCGCCATTGAGGTTGGCAAATGACGGGTCGGCAATCGTGGTGTTGCCGCCGATCCGGATGCGCATATCGACCTGGGTCGCGGCCGTTGCCGGGCGAATCTGGGCGTACGCGAGCATCGCGACGGTGACGTTCTTGTTCGTGGGGATGCGGACGGTCGTGGCGACGTTGCCCGGCACGCCGATCTTGTCGTCGATGGTGACGGACTGCGATGTCTGGACCGGCAGCGCGCGTGTCGCGAACGCCTTCCGGGCGAAGATCAGTTCGGGCGCGTCGTACGGTCCGGCAATGCGCCCGAGCACGACCGGGACGCCGGAACTGCTGGCATCCCCGAACGCCTGCGTCATCGCGATCAGGACGTCGCCAACGGCCATCGGGTCGACCGAGGCCACCCGGTCCATCGCTTCGACGCCGGAGCCGTAGACATTGACCGCCGTCTTGGTGAGGGTCTGCGGATCGTCGCCGTAGCCGTCGTCATCGGTGATCGTGCGGCCGAGCATCTGCCCAAGGACGAGGCCGGTGAAGACGCGGGCGATGTCGCCTTCGTCAGACGCGATGTTGTTGAGGATCGTGGCGATACTGGTCGTCGTCATGGCTACCCCTGCCCCACGTTGACGAGCCGCGCCGTCTTGGCGAGCGTGGCCGTCTGCGTCGCCGGGGAGTTGGCGTCACTGCCCCACGAGAACGTTGTCGAGATGAGCCGCCAGTTCGCGGGCTGGATCACCGACGCGGCGTCATCCGTCTTGATATCGAGCCACCACGCCTCATTCGGTTCGACGCGGGGATCGGGGACGACGGAAAGCGTCACCCGCGTTGGGATGCCGGTCTTCTGTTGCAGCATCTGCCGGGCACGAACCTTGGCGGTATCGGAGATCGTGTCGTTGGAGTCGACGATCAGCTTGGGGAACGGGCCAATGCTGGGCACCGACCACGGGTCGTCTTGGTCAGCGGAATCGACGATGAAGCCGATCTTCGTCGCGTTGTCGGCGTCCGGGTTCGAGGATTTGAGCAGGATGCGATTGGCAAACGCGGTGCTGTCCGGTTCGATCGCGATCGAGTCATAGAGGTCGTTGCGCCAGTCGTAGATCGCACGATGCGGTTCCGCCTGGGCCACTTCGTAGGCGCGTTCAGTCGTGACGACGCCCGTCGAGGTCGCATAGAGTTTGAAGTAGCCCGCCGCCTGCAAGACTTCGTTCGCCGCGGCAAGGAGGTTATCGCCGGGACGAATCGTCCGAATCTTGCCGGTCTTGACGCCCGTCTTCGGAATGCGAATGTCGAGGCCGGTCGGCGAGTTGTTGAGGATCGTCTGGGCGACGCTACCGCAGTCGATCCCGAACCCGAAGACCATCCGCTTCGAGGCGATCTGCTGGCTGAGTTGCCAGATCATGTCGCGCCCGTCGATGGTGGTCGTCTGCTGGTTGCGGCTGAAGTCGCGGCGCGGCGGCACGAAGGCGAAAAGGCCGAGCTGACGCCGTACGATCGTCTGTTCGCCCGCCGCGTTGAGCCACCACGTACACCAGTAGGGCGCGAGCAACTGCTGGTACGCCTTGATCCCGTTCGGCCCGTCCAGCGTGGCGTTCATCGTCCACGGGACATCGTTGTCGGTGTTGAGCGTGACGTTGCACGAGATGACCTGATCGGTGATATCGATCTGGCCGTCCGGGCTATTGCGATCCTCGCGAACGTACATCTCGCCCCACGACTCAACCACGCTGTTGACGGGAAGGATCGGCTGATCGACGGGCAAGCTGTGGGAGAGGTTGACCATCGCCCTACCCCAATCCCACGGGCGGATCGACCTGGAGCCCGGTCAGCGCGACGTGCGTGATCCGGTAATCCACGTCATCCGTCGGGACGAACGAGGTCAGGACGCAGTAGAAGCGCTCACCGAGCCCGTCGCGATAGAGCAGCACTTGCCGCGTCTGGCAGAGGATGTCGAGCGCGGCAAGCTGGTCCTGCACGGTCGTGCCGAAGACGGGATCGTCCCAGAGGATGTGGTAGGTCGCGGTGAAGCTCTTGCCGTACGCCTTGTCGCGGTAGATGACCGGAAGTTGCGCGCCCCACGGTGTCCGGGCGGTTCGGTTGAAGATGCGAGGGATCGAGCGCGTATCGCGTCCCGGCAGGACCACGTACGTCCGGCCCGACCCGGTGGTCTGCGAGAGCACCGTGCCGGAGATGCCACGGTTCAGGATTTTGCCGCCCGGCGGTGTCCACTCTTTCGCGACGCTGTAGAGGTCAGAGCCGGAGACGACGGTATGGACGAAGATGCCGACAACAATCGGGGTGTTGAGCGGCAGTTCGAGCGAGCGGTAGCCCACGACGGTGGAGTCACTGAACGTGATGAAGGTCGTCTCTGAACCGTCCCACGCCGCATCCGCAAGCCGGTACGCGAGCCGGTATTCGGCGAATCCGGTGGCCGTTGACGCGGTCCACGCAAGATCGGCGTACGCCCCGTCGGCACTGACCGATCCGGTGAACGTCGCCGGAGCGGACGGCGGCGTGAACGTGATCGAAAAGTCGCGATCGACAAACGACTCCTGCCCCGCCTCGTTGTAGACGCGGAATCCGGCCCGGTACGCTTTCGGATTCTTCAGGATGTTGTGGGGGAGCCGGTACTGGACGTCGGTCGTCTTCAACGTCGTATCAGTGACCGGCGGCACCGATCCGTCCGGGCGCGCCGGTGAGGTCGCGACGAACCAGACCGACTGGTTGGTCACATCATCGACGTAGTTGATCTCCTGATACGCAATCGGGGTGGACGCGTCGGTGGCGATCGCCCATTGGAAGAGCGGCGCCGTGCCGTCGAAGGCGGGATCGGTCGCGTCCGGGCGACTCACCGTCAGCGTGGCGGGCTGGGAGTACCACCACGGCCATTTGCCGGCCTGCCCTGCCTGCCGGAAGGTCGTCGAGCCGCCGGAGTAGATCAGGTCGCCGTCGCGGTAGGAGACGACGTACCAGTACCAGCGGCCACGTCCACTGTAGGCACCTGCGGTGATATGGCCGGTCCCCTGTGTCACGATCGTCCTCGTGATCGTCAGCGTCGTGCCGCTGCTGTTGCGATAGCCCGCCGTCATCCACCAGCCGAGCTGGCTGTGCATGAGGTAGGAGACGCCCGCCCGGTTGTTGCGCATCTGGATCGTGATCCCGCCCGGATCGACCGGGCGACCGGTGACGAGGGCGTCGCCGGGGTTGATGTCGGGCAGGGCGTCAACGATCGCCTGAATCTGGGCGGTCGTGGCGTTCCACGGGACCGGATCGCCGAGGGCGCCGAAGAGCGAGATCGTCGAGGAGCCGGACGTCGGGGTCCCGCTGAACGTGAAGTTGAGCTTGTGGGAGGTGCCGGGCGGCTGGACGGCGAACGAGTAGTTCGACCCGGAGCGCGTCATCTCCTGCACGGTGACGATGCGTCCGGCGTCGGTGACGATCGCCATGAAGACGCGCGTGTCCGCCTGGTCGCTATCGACGCACGTCGCCGTAAACGTCGTCGGCAGGGACGCGACGATGTCGTTGTAGAGCGGATACGTTCGACTGGGGACGACGGGGGCAATGGCCATGGCGAACAGCAGTTCCCTTGTTCAGGGGCACTGCGCACCACGGCGACGGGCCTTCGGAGTTACGTCATTTTAGCATGTGGAGAGGGCTAGGACGGGACGTTATCGAACTCAAACTTCAACTTGTCGTCTAGATCGTTTAACAACTTCAGTATCTCTGCCCGCTGCTCCTCGGTCATTGCGCGAAACGCGTACACCAAGGCAGCAGCGAGCACTCCATACGGACTCCCTTGGACCCGATGCAGTCCTGGGATGTAGGTCGAGATTCGTTCTTCCCGTTGGGCAATCGGTTCCTGTGTTGGCGTTCGCTCAGGAACCCACTCATTCCCATTCTGATCCTGTGCCAATAACTCCAGGTCTACGAGTTCATCATCTGAACTACCAAGGACACTATGAATCTTGGCGCGCGTTGCGAACTGTGGAAGCTTGATTCGACCATTCTCTATAGCATTGATGTATGTTCGCCCAAGCCCTGATTCCTCGGCAAGCTTTTCCTGAGTGAGCTTCTGCTCACGTCTCTTTGCTTTGAGCCAGTCTGAGTACGTTTCTAATCCTGCCATGGGACGCATTATTACAGCGCTAGCGGTATTGACGCAAGGAACTACTACTGTCATACTCACTGTGTTACTTGGAGTGACGCAGCGTCAGATGCGAACTATAGCATCGCAAGTGAGGAGGAACCGTGAACACGCAAGGGCTCGGAGTATTCGTTCGCCAGCGACGGGGAGAGCTTGGATTGACCCAGAATGAATTGGGGGCAAAGACGGGGCTGACACAGGCATACATTAGCCAGATTGAGCGCGGGGTTCGTCGTTGGCCGCAGCCTTATGTGAGAGCTATCGCTGATGTGCTCGGCGTCTCCGAGATTCAGTTGGCACAGGAAGCCGGACTCATCTCGCGCCAACCGGAAGGAAAGGATGGAGAGTGAACCGGACCACCGAACTCGTGTCCACCAACAGCATTGTTGTCGCTGACCGCCTCCGTGAGGACTTCGGCGACATTTCGGGACTCGCCGAGTCTATCCGCGAGCATGGTCTTCTCCACCCGCTCACGATCGATCAGGACAACAAGCTCATCGCTGGCGAGCGCCGACTTCGTGCGATGAAGGAGTTGGGCTTCCTTGAGGTTGAAGTTCGCCGGTGGTCACTTCTTGACGAGAATGAGCGGCGCGAGATCGAACTCGAAGAGAACATTCGCCGCAAGGATCTGACATCGTTCGAGCGTTCAAAGAATTTGGTCGAGTTGGCGCAGGTCGCCAAAGAAGTTGCGGCGCAAGAGGTTTTCACGGATTCCGTGAAAACTCCCAAAGGAGGACGACCACCAAAGAGTCTGGTTCCCGAAGCGAAGGTAGCCGAACGTATCGGCGTTCCCGCCCAGACGATTCGTGATGCAAAAAAACACGTCGCCGCCGCCGAGACCTATCCCGTGCTTCAGAAGCCGGGATGGAAGGCATATCAGGCAATGGAGGCAGCCGAGGTCATCGAAAAGCTCCCCGAAGAGGATCGTCAGCCCGTCGCCCGACTCATTGATCAGCCCGGAATCCCACCAGACAAGGCAATTTCGATGCTACGCAACGTCGCCAGCCAGACACAGGAGGAACGAAAGGAGGTCGTCAAACTTGCCCAGAGTACGGACTCACGAGACCGGACCCTCGCCATCACGAAGGCCGCGAAGGTCCCGCCGATGCCAGACGAACGAATCGCGATGCTCGGGCAAGCGGAGCGACACCTTCAAAAGGCGATCAGCACCCGGCCAACAGATCCAGAGGCATCGGAACTCAAGGAGATGGTAAGCACGATTCGGCGACTAATCCGCTCAATGGAAGGAAACACGCATGGTGTTCGAACTCAAGATTCAGCAGCCTGACGGACCGCGAGACCAGAGAATTCGGGATGAATTCGCCAACAACCAGATGAGTCTGTCAGCGTTCACCCATCACTGCGCTGCGCGGGGATTCTGGACACCGGAAGAGGTCGACGCGTACGCATTCCGCGCACAGCAGAACGAGATTCGACGCGCGTTGAAGATTCGAACAGAGAATGGACTTCCGTTTGCCGGACCAACGACAAAAATGGACGAGTCCGGTGCTCCCATCTGGTCTCAACGCGCATTCTGGGACCTGGACGATTATGTCGGCAACATCCGCGAACTGAAGGATCAGGCCGAAACAATGATCGCGATTGCGGAGGAGATGATTCGAGAGGCTATCTATCGTTACGGCCTTGAGGCAGTGAATGACGCCTTGAGCCGGATTCCGCTCGCAGCCTAAATAAAGCGAAGCGGTGACGACTGCAATTCGTCACCGCTTCCCGAACTACTTGTAGCAACAGTTCACCCACAAGGATAGCACACCGATGTCTCCCACACGACGTGACATTCTCGCCGCCATAGTCGCCGCTCCCGTGGCGGCGATTCTTCCCGCCGCAACGTGGATACCGGATGCCTCAGCGGCTCCGGTCGTCCCTCCCCAGGCCAACCCGTTTGAGCATGGGGTTCACTTTACCGGCTTCTCAACGTGGCAGGATGTGGGGACCGAGACATTGCTTAGCGGTCGCGTTGAGCTATACGCCGATCACAAGAAGGCGATCGTTCACGTGGCGAACTGGGACCGCACCGACAAAGGCACGAATCTCGTCTTTCGGCATCCGGTGGTGGTCAGCGCGCTCCAGATCGTCATGTCCGCGATGAATGAAGCCTTTGACGGGAAACGCGACATGGAGTTGATCCGTGAGGATTATGTGATGTGCGGCGACTGTCTCGGGGTCGGATGGTTCAAGGACGTGGAAGGCGAATCCGACTGCGCATTGTGCAGCGGAAAAGGGTATGGAATGCGCTCGTCTCGGTAGCCGCACGCAGCAGGAAGGCCCGGAGGTTCATGCCTCCGGGCCTTCCTGCTGCGTGGCATATCGGTCTATCCGGCCGCATTCACGCTATCAGTGATATCTGCTTGGAATGCGAGCGAGAAGTCGACAGGGAAATCCGCGAGGACGGGGATTGCGTCCCAAAGACCTCCGACCATCTCGCCGTCCGACTGTGACTTCACAGCCGCTTTCGAGGGCCATCGCTTATCGATCGCCTCGTACATCTTGATAAGTTGCGATGTTAGCCCGGCTCCTTGTGCCAGCCCGATCGCCAGAGCGATAGTGCCATCCTTGGCGACAGTCAAGACGGTTCCCGAAACAACAAGATTCACACCTCCGGCACTTCGCGTGATATTAACAATTGACGCCCGAGCGCTTCGTAGCTTCGTTGTACCCACACTGATCGGTGCGGCGGGGTCAGAGGACACGAAGGGAAGTGACGAATCGTTCTGGTAACGAGCGACGATCGCGTTCTCAGCAGCCTTATGGACAGCGTCAACACTCCCAGACGCGTCCAGCGTGATGGCGAACGCCACAAGTGCGGCCAACGTTCCGAGATTAGCAGGGTCATTGAAGTTTTTGGTTGATGAGAAGTTCCGCACGAGTGCTTGCTTGCATCCGGCGAACCTGAGGTATCCGGCTGTTGCGCCGTCCGGGACAACATCGGAAATCTCGCCATCCTGCGCGTTGGCCGCGTTGCCTAATGAGATCCCCGCGATCGATGCCGCGGCACCAACAACGAACGATCGTCGAGAGATGTGCACCACCACAGAACTCCTTTGCAAACACTTGACCAGACCGGTCATTTCATGAGCAAGAGGATTCTCGCACCATCATGCCGCTTGTGCGAATTTCTCGCCCTTGTCTGGCAGTTTAGCGCCTGTCACGACGTTCCATGCATGGGTGATTAGCTGTCCTTGACGCTTACTGCATCGCGGACACTCAAATTCGATCGTGCGTTCGATCGCCGGATAGGGGTACTCATCGTCGAGCACCAGCACGCCATGCAGTCGCCAGCGGCACCTAAGCTCGACACGTCGAAGCGTCATCGCTAGCGCCTCCCCACGGTTGGGGTCGACGCCGTCTGCCGTATCTGTGTGAGTGCCGGGCCGAGGTTCGTTGCGAGATCGCTTCCAGCCTCGGCTTGCTCCATCAAATGCTGGAGTTCGTCGCTCTTGAGCGCCTGTACTACTGTGGTGCGATAGATGATGGTCTGGCTCGGTCGTGACGCGCTTTGTGTCGGCACCGAGGTCGGCACGGCCGCCCGCCATGGTCGCACGTAGCCGCCACGAGCGTAAGCAGGGATCGGACCTGCGCCGTCCATTCCCGCCAGCATGTTCTTCGTGCGCGGTGCGGTGAAAACATAGGTGTGTGCCGGAACAGCGTAGTATGCCTTCTCGCGTGCAAGTCCCATGCTCCCGTCCGGGTAGCGCAAAAGCTCTGGCCCCTCTTCTGCCATCAGCGTGAGCACGCCGTCGGTGTAGCCGCCTCGTGCTTGCGGCTTGCCGACAGCATTAAGGCCGCCTGTCGTAACTACATTGACGTAGGCCGTCACACTATGAACCGCGTCAATTGCATTGGCAAGGGCCAAGACGTCACCAATGCCACTCACAGATGCATCGACGGTCGAGAAGCGCGAATCCGGAATACTGAAGAGCGCGCTTGCTGCATCGTACGCCTTGTCGCGGACGGTCTCGGCGCCTTGTTGCGTAACCGAGGTGAACCACGAGACTGGGATGCTTCGCAGCGCTCCTTCCGTAATACCCGCCGCACCCGTCACGGCTTCCGCGCCCGACTGACTCAAAAACGACTTCCACGCGGTTGGGATTGATTCGAGCGCCCCTTCGGTCAAGCCGGCCGATTTGGTGACGTCTTCCGCGCCCACCTGGGAAATCTTCGGCACTGCATGCACGCGGCCGAGGACGTCAAGCGCGCTCTGCGTCAGGCCGGTTGCGGCGGTCGCGCCGACCAGTGCGGCGGTCGCGTGTTGCACACCCGCTTCCGCGAAGTCGGCGAGCGACTTGCGCGCACTCCCGCTCGTGGCTGTCAAATTTTGAAGGTTCTTCTGCATCGCGGCGATCGCGGCGGCGTTTTCACCGAATCCGCCCATCGCGCCGACACCACCTGCCCCCGTTGGACCCGGCATGGTCGGCTGGCGTTGGTCGGGCCCCTTCGGGTAAACGTTGTCCTTTGATTTGTCCCTGATCTGCTTGAGCTTGTCATCGTTCGCCTGCATCGCGTCGACAAGTTTTTTCATCGCAGCCGCGGCGGCATGCGCATCTTCCGGCGTGAAGTAGTCACCCGGGTTTGGGACGGTGTAGTTCCCTTGCGCATCCTTTGTGTAGTCTGTGTACCGCCCATTCTTGCTCGGGCCATTGAGCGTTCCGGTAGGCGACTGCTGAACTATTCGTGGAATCCTGGGATCAGTTACCGCTGACTGGGCCACGTCACTGATCCCGCCCACAGCGTGTTGTCCAAGCTTTTCGCGAACAACCTTCGGCGTGTCGATTGTGCCGATCGAAACCCCCGGCAGTTTGTTGAGATAGCCGATCAGGGTGTTGATCGTATCTCCCCACTTCTGCTTGATGTCGGCCAGTACCTTGTCGAGGCTCGTCTCGATTGGATCCCAGAATCCGTCGAAGATCCCCGTTGCGAGCGCGGCAATGTCCTTGAATGCGGCGGTGACGCCGTCACTGAAGCCGTTCCAGAGATCGGCATAGGTGCTCGCCTGTGACGCTTTCTTCACCATTTCGGAAACGAAGCCGACGATGATCGACGCCGCCATAACGGGAAGTACAAACGGCGAGATCGCAATAAGCAGCAGCCCATGTCCGATCGCCACGCCAATCGAATGGTAGTCAGCCGTGCTGAATTTCTTGGCGATGTCAGCAATGAATCCGGGGATGCCGATAATCGCGTCGGCGAGACCCTTCCCGATATCAAACGGTGCCTTGATTATTCCGAAGGAGATTGCCGCCCCGAGGGGACTGTAGTCCGCGTCAGCGAGCTTCTTGCCGATCGCTCCCACAACCGAGTCTGTGCCGTCGACAACCCAGTTGGCGACGGTGACGGTGATCGATTCAATCGTGGTCAAGCTGGTTCCCGAGATGACACTGCCAGTCGAGGTGATGACTTTCCCAATGGCATCACCGAGTGGAGCGCCAGCACTCACGAGCCAATTCACGATAGATACAGCAACATTGGGGATGTTGGTGGCTACGCTACTGACTGCTGGCCACGCCGTTCCTGTGATCCACGAACCAACCGATGCGCCGATATCCTTTAGCGCATCAACGGCCCAGTCCCCGATGGAAACCAGAACCTTGCCGATATCCGTGGCCGCACCGCTCACGGCTGGCCACGCTGTGTCCTTGATCCATGAACCAACGGACGTGCCGATATCCGTGAGTGCATCAACGGCCCAATCAGAGATGCTGACGAGCACTTTTCCAATATCGACAGCCGCACCCGCAACAGCCGGAAGCGCGGTATCTTTGACCCACGATCCGATGGACTTGCCAAGGTCAACGATCGCGTCAACGCCCCAGTCGGTGATCGACACGAGCACCTTGCCGATGTCAACGGCAGCCCCGGCGACCGCTGGCAAGGCCGTGTCCTTGACCCACGAGGCGATGGACTTTCCGATGTCGACCGCTTTGCCAATCGCATCAACCGCCCAATCCGAGATCGAGACGAGGACCTTGCCGATATCCGTTGCCGCGCCAGCGACGGCAGGGAGCGCGGTGTCGGTGATCCATTTCTTGATCGCGCTCCCGAGATCGAGCGCGTCACCTGCAAGGCCGACAAGCCAGCCGCCGATGTTCAGGGCAATTTGTCCGAGGTCGACGATGCCGTTCCAGACCCAGCCCGCAATGCCCGTGATCCCGTTCCAGACGTTCCCGGCGTTGTCGGCAATCCAGCCGGTAATCGTCGGTGCAACGGTGTTGAGCACCCAACTGCCGAGCGAGATGCCTGCGGTGCCGAGCCCGGTCAGCGTCGCGCCAATCGTGACGAATTGATCTCTGACGAGCGAGCCGAAGTCCGTAACGGCGTGCTCGCCCCACTTCATCGCGGTCGAGAAGTCGCCCTTCAGGACGTAGCCTGCCGCCTTGCCGACGTCCTGGATGATCCGCCCGAGGTCGTCGAACTGACTGCCGATACCGCGTACGGCGCCCGCGAACGGTCCGGCGTACTGCGCGCCCAATCGGAAGAGATCGCCGACCCCGGTGAAGAAGCGCCGTGCTGCCGTCCCGGCGTTGCCGAGGGCACGCGGCACTTCCTGCGCGACGCCGAGCAATCCGTTCCGGTCGTACGCCCGTTTGAAGTCGCCCATCGTGTCGAGCAGCGTGCCGACGCCATGGGCGACGCCTTGCAACGGTCCCGGCAAGGTCTTGAGCAGCTTTTCGGCATTGCCGCCGAACGCGGCCTTGAAGTAGTTCTGGAAGAGTTGCGTGTACCGCGCCGCCTTGAGCAGTCCCGCCGAGATGTCGTTCGCCCACGTGAACTTGCCACCGCCGATCTGGCCGAACGCGTAGGAGAGGGCGAGCAGGACGCGCGCAAGCCCCGTCGCCGTGCCGTAGAGCGCCTGAATGTGCTTCGTGGCACTGCCGACCCCGACATTGAACGGGTTCACCGCGTCCGTGACCCCGTTGACGCCCTTGGCAAGACCGTTCACCGCGTCACCGACCGACTTCGCGGGACCGGTGACGCCGTCGAGGCTCTTCTTCGTCGAGTCCGCCGCGCCGTTGAAGCCCTTGAGGAACCCGGCAACCTTGCCGACAGCGCCGCCGACGGCATCGACCGTTTGCTTCATCGTCTTGAAGCCAGCCGATATCCCTTCTGCGACCCCCTTCACCGGCGCCATCGCGTCGTAGGCGAGGCCGAAGTTGTCGATGAAGTTGGAGATACCGCCGGTCAAGCCGTTCCAGGTGTCCGTGAGGTCAGACCCGATCGACCGCACCCCGTCAGCAAAGCCGAGGAAGTTCGTCTTGTAGGCGATGCCGAGGCCGATGATTGCCGCGGTGACGAGCAGAATCGGCGGGCTGAGCAGGCTGAACGAGGATGCCGCGCCTTCGGCTGCACTCGCACCACGAATCAGGGTCAACACCTCGCCGAACGCCTGCTTCATCTCGAGGATCTTCGGCAAGGCGAGACCAATGCTGCCAGCTACGAGCGCGACAACGCCAACGACGCCACCAATCGCGGCAATCGCGGCAAGGACCGGCGTCGGCAAGCCGCTGATGACGTTGAAGAGCTTCGTCAGTCCTTCGGCGACGGTGTTGATCACGGGTTCGAGCTGCTGCCCGATCTTGATCTGGAGGACGGAGAACGCCGCGGCGAGCTGCTTGAGCTTGAACGCCGTCGTCTCCTGCTGCTTGTTCAGCGCGGTCTGCGTCGCGCCGAGGCCGTCGCTGGCGTGGTTCATCTTGTCGAGCTCGTCGGTGTACTGCTTGCCGTTGTCCTTCATGAGCAGCATCGCTGCCGCTGACGCGTTCTGCGTGCCGAGCAGATCCGTCAGCGCCGTCGCCGATCCCCCGGACGCGGTGGTCAGGAAGTCGAGGAAGCCGGGAAGGCCCTTCGATTTGATCAGCGATTCGGCGTTTGCGTACCCGTATTTCTGCACAGCCGTCGTCAGGGCGCTGGTAGGGTTGAGCGCCGAGGTCAGCAGGGCGTTGATGTCGGTCTGCGTTTCCGCGACCGGCAGCCCGTTCTTGGTCATCAGGGCGTAAGAGGCGCCCAACTGTTCGATCGGGACGTTGAGCGCCGAGGCAATCGGGAGCGTCTGCCCCATGTACTGCGAGAGTTGCCCGAACGTGACCACGCCGTCGTTCACCGTCTGGAAGAGGACGTCCGAGGCGTGCCCGGCTTGATCGGCGCCGAGCGAATACGAGTTGAGGACGGCGGTGATGACCGCGGCAGACGTGCCGGTGTCGGAGAGCCCGGCATTCGCCGCGTTGGCGGCGGCGGTGAGGATCTTCAGCGCGTCCGCGCCGGCAAAGCCGGACGATTCGATGTCGTACAACCCGTCGGCCAACGTCGTCGGTGCCTGCCCGGTCGCTTTGGAGAGGTCAAGCACCTGGTTCGTCAGATCGGCAAGTTGGCCCTTCGTGAGTTGAGCAATCGAATTGACGTTGCCCATCGCGCCGTCGAACCCGATCGCGCCCTTCGCGGCGATCGCGAACGCGCCGGTGACCGCGAGCCCGAACCCGGCGGTGACGGCGCTGACCTTCTGGATCGACGCGCCGAACGTATTCACCTTGCCGGTCAGCGTGTCGAGGTTCTTTCCGCCGCCGGCACCGATCCCGTTGATCGTAGTGTTGGCCTTGTTCGCCTTGCTCGTGAGGTCGGAGATGTCGAGGGTGATCTTCGCCGCAGCGGTCCCGAGGTTCAGCATGGCCGCTCACTCCGTTCGTTGGGTATGTCGTCATGCCAGACCATCGAGAGCTCCTAAACAACATGCGCGGTCCGACCGGTCTCCCGGCGGTACCGCGCATCACGCGCGACATCTTCACTTCACGTTCGTCCTAGAACAGGACGGGCAAGTCGTCTTCCAGTGCCGCGACGGCGATGGCCATCTCTGCGGCGGTCAGTGGCGGCGGGTCGGGTGTCACGTCGGGCTGGTAGAGGGCGAGGATGTCGTCGGGACTCGCGTACTTCGGCACCCAGTCCTCGCCCTCTTTGAGCTTATCGGAGGCCGGAATCTTCCCCTTCATACGTGCTTCGCTCATCCGCTCGAACCACTGCATGAAGTCCTTCAGACTCTCGTCGAGGCTGAAGCGCATCGTTGCGGAATACCGCAGCTCCCGCATGTCCAGCAGGTCCGACGGGCGCACGCCCCAGTACTTCGCGGTCGTCCCGATCCGCCACATCGTCAGCGGGTCCTGGACGAAACGTCTCGAAGAGCCGGGCCTGCGCACTTTCCGCGTCATTGCATGCGAACAAGAACGCGATGCGATCCTCGGGCTTGATCCGTTCAACATGGAGGATGCCGTTCGCCACATCTTCATCCCGCTGATCGAGGACGATCTTGGGATAGATGAACGCCGCCAGGCAGTAGTAGTTTGCGGACTTCAGCGTGGCCTCGTTGTTCGCAAAAACCTGGTTGATATCCCGCGCTTCTACCCCATCCTCCTGCATCTTCTGGATTGCCTTGTTGTTATCGCGAAGACTCTTCCAGACAAATTCCTGAATGTCGCTGGGAAGCACACCGAGTGACGCGCGGTCCATGAAGTTCAGGCGACGCACCAGTGCTTTCCAAACGGTCTTCTTGCCGACGGATGACGCGTGGAGCGGGAAGAGGAATTCCCGCTCGTTCTGGTGTTCGATGAAGTCATCAAGGTTGAAGTCAACGGCCTTGCGAAAGCTTTCAATGTGGGTGCTACTGACCATGGGTGTCGTCTCCTGTCGCGCATCACGCGCATGTCGAGTCGATGAAGGGTGTCAGGCTAGGATCAGGACGCCGGCGCCGTCAGGTTGACCGGCATCACGCCTGCGGTGAAGACGGGTGCGGTCGCCATCCATTCGTAGATGATCAGCGGGTCATCCCCGACCGGCGTCGCGTTGGTGCTCGCCGTCCACATGCCGGTCGACTCCTGACCGCCCGACTTGGAAGCCGGAGAAGCGGAGGTGTGCGGCGTGGTCGTGCGGAGTCCGGCGACGTCCGGGTTGTGGCCACGGTCGACGTTCGGCTCCCACTTCGAGATGATGAAGTCGGTCGGGACAAAGACGCCCGGCTGTTCGTAGCGATCGATCACGGTTCCCGCCGTGCCACTGGACGAAACGGTACCGCCGTTGATGATCCCGAGGACGGCGGAATTGCCGTCGATCCACGTCAGGTCGCCGCTCAGGTCAGGCGAGGCGTAGGCGGTGTAGTAGGTCGTGCCGTCGGCCTTGACCGGGGTCGGGGACGCCGAGATCGTCGGCTCCCAGTCCACAGAGCCGGGGACATCGACGAATGTCGGCGTGGCGCCAACGAGCCCCACCTGGACGTGTTGTGTGTTGTAACTCACGGTTCCGCTGGTCATCGGTTACTCCTTGTTCGGTGTGGACTCGTATTCGGTCCACTGCATGTGCGAATGAAGATCGGCGACGTGATAGGCCGCTTGGTGATTGGCCTTGGCGAGGGCAGCGTCGGGGCAATTGCGATCCCGGCACCGCCAGCGAATAAAGCGGTCATCGACGATAACGAACGAGGTGCGACCGCCGCACCCTACCGGGACCCAACCGATCCCCCGCGAACGTAGTGCTTGCGTGTCAGGTCTTTCCGATACCGCAACGCCTCGTCCGGGTTGGTAAAGGTCAGGCGTTCCGTCACCGGCAAGTCCCACGCCCGTTTCACCGTCCACGGGCCGTAGACATCGGCATTCTGGAACCAGAGCCGCGCCTTCGGATGACGCCGGATGACCTCGACATCGGCATCGCTCACCGTTTGTGTCCATCCGTTCGCCAACCTCCAGACGTATGTCGTCTCCAGTGGGAGCGTGACATCCATCATCTGCAACCGGTCCGTGACCGGACGAATCTGATCGCGCTGTGCGTCGTACGCCTTGCCCCGTTCGGTCTTGGAGAACCACTGCCACGCCGGGATCGTGCGCGGGTCTTCCGAAAGGATGTCGCGCCCGATGAAGTGGACGATGTAGCCCTCCCAGCGGGGCGCGACGGCGCCGAGTTCGGCCTTCGCCATCTCCTGGATGCCGGTGATCGAGACGTGCGGGTAGAGACGTCGCAGGTGCTCCACGAACAGATCCATGTTGCGCCGTTGAATGTCCTTGCCCAGAAACTCAAGGTTCACCGGCATTGCGTTACCCTTCCGCTCGTTTGGACATCACGCCCCGCGAGTAGACCCATCCCGCCGGGACGTGCCCGGTCTCGTGGAAGGTCGCCAGCGCCTTGTCTGCGGCAGCCGTTTCGGCCTTGGTCGGATCCTTGGCGGCAGGCGTTGCCCGCTTCGCCTTGGTGGCCGTCTTCGGCGTCGTGGTGACGGTCGTTGTCTCTGCTGATGTCGTCGCGTCGTCCGTATTGGGCATTGCTGCCTCCTTTACCACCGGCTCACCGCGAGGATGGACCCCGCGCTAAAGGTCAGCCGGTCAAAGACCATGTCCTTGACGATGGTTTTGCCGACACGCCCGGCGTGGAACGCCTGCGCGCCCGTGACGGGGTCCTGCCAGCCATGCAGGACGTCCGTCACCCGTCCGATCAGGGTGTCCACCGCCGCGTAGCCCGCATCCGAGAGCGGCGCGAAGGCGTAGATGTGGATCACCTCCCGTGTCATCGCCGGGCCGTCAAGCGATGAGCGCAGACTCCCCCGATCGAGGATCGAGAGAGCCGGTATGACCATGCCGTCCGCGTCGAAAGCGGCAGGGGACGCAAGTCGTCCCGCCGCCCGGATGTCGTAGGGATAGAGCCCTCCTGTCGCGGTCGCCGCGATCACGCTATCGGCGCTCAGTGCGGCGATGATGGACGTCGAGGGGATCACGAGTGACCGCCCAGCAGTCCGTCGACCACCTTGACCGCATCGTCGAAGTACTCGGTCGCCGTCACCTGTGCCGCGGGCTCCAGAAACGGGCGCGCGGCCATGTGTTTCGTTCCGAGTTCAACATCCGGCGCGTACTCCATCGTCGCGCCGATCTCGATCGTCGTGCCCTCCGCAACGCCGTACGTCGACTGGCGGAGGTTACCCGTCCGGTCGGTGTAGGCCGTTGTCGCCTTGGCGAGGGTTTCGCCGCGGCTAGCGTGGTACTGCGCCAGTTCATCGCACGCGGCTTCCGCCTTGCCCGAGAGCGCCGTGAGATGAGCACCGATCTGCTGCGAGGGCTTGATCACCCAGCGGAACTCCGTGTTCGCCATCAGACGTTGCCTTCCGCGAGTTCAAACCCGGCGTCAACCACGCCGAAGCGCGCTGGCATGACCGAGGTGATGCGGAAATGCCGCCCTTGCCACGTGAACCGGTCGTCGAGCTGGATCGGCAACGGTGCGAATCCCAGCAGCGATCCGAGCTTGTCCGTCTGGTCCATGCCCATGTTCTCCCCGCTCGCGATCGGGAAACGGTTGACAAACGCGATCCGGATCAGGTTGACCGTGAGCACATCCGCCATCGCGCCGGCGACAATCCGCCGGAAGGTGACGACCGGTTGCGGGTCCTGCACCTCCTGGATCGAGTGGAAGCCCTTGTCGAAGGCGTTCGCGATCTCCGCGAGGTTGCGGGCGGTGAGGAAGCTCTGCGTGCTCATCAGAAGTCCTGCCCGTCCACGACCATCTGGCCGACCGTCGAAATCGTGAACAGTCGTCGCCGGATGACCGGGTCCATCAGGTCGGCACGGTCACGCAACCATGTGGCGTTCGCCCGGAGCGTCTTTGCGCGGTCGCCCCACCCGATCGTCATGTCGTTGGTTGCGCCAAAGTTGACGATGTTCTGGTCGAGGATCTCCGCAACCTGCACCGACATGTCCGCCGTCGCCCGCAGCCCCTGGTACGAGAAGGCGGAGTCGGCGCCGTACATGGCGATCACGGCGTCGTACGTCGCATCGGGCACAAGCTCCGTTGCGGCATCGTTCGATGTGTCCGTGGTCGCTTTTCGGATGTAGTCGCGCAGTGTTGGCAACGTTGGATCGTACGACATGTCGCGCCCCTCAGTCCGGCGTCCAGCGGATGCGGTCGTGGAACTCAGGCGGCAGCGGATCGACCTGATAGCGCTCGTGCTCCCAGTCAACGACCGGTTGCCATGCCGCTTTCAGGGCGACGTGCGCATCCACCGAGCCGCGCAGCCGGATCGCGTTGTCACGCTCCCACTGGATGCGAGCCCGGTTGTTGCTGCGCCAGAGTTCCGCCCGTGCTTCCTCGTCCATGACTAGGCCCGCGAGAGCGTAATCGTGACAAGCCCACCGGGATCGGCGAGCCCGGTGCCCACGCTGTCCGACTGCCACGCCAGCACGTCACCCGCGGCGACGGCAAGATTCGCGGCGGTGCCGGAGAGCGTGATCGCGGTCTCGTCGTAAGCGGCGGCATTAGTGCCGCTGTTGAACTGGAGCGTGGCGACCACGGTCGTACCGGTGCCGTCCTGCTTGCGGTTGTAGAGCGTCAGCTTGCGCGTATTGGTCGCGGCGCCAGTAATGGCGACACTCGCGGCGTAGGTGACGCCGGTTACGGTGCCATCGAACGGCGCGACGGCGACGGCGATACCTGCGCTGGACGCCTGCGCGACGGCCGCGCCGGGGTAGGAATAGACTTTGATGAACGGTGCTGCAAGACTCATAAGATCGCCTCCTTCAGGCACGACCGGTTAGGACGCCGGGCTGGTCATCACGGCGAACGGATAGCGCAAGCTCTTGTCTTCCTGCTGGTAGTTGATCGTGTTCGCCACCGCAAAGGCGCAGCGGAAGACCATGCGAAGACCGATCATGTCCTGTTGGGCGAAGTTATAGATCGTCGATCCGTCCGCCCCCTGGATGGTGGCTTCTGTCAGGATCTTCCAAGTGAAGTCCTGGCGGATACCAAGGATGCCCTGCCGGAAGTCGCCGGTGATCATCTCTGGCGCGCTCAGGCCGGCGGGCCAGAGTCCTTCAAGCGGATACGTGACGGGGATGCCGTAGACCTCAGTCGGCGAAAGCTCGTCGAGGCGCTCACCCTGCACGTCACGGGCGTTCCGGAGATTGCCCTTGTACGTGACGTTGGCGATCACGCCGGATGGGTTGTAGCCTTCGGCCTCGACGGTCTTGAAGAGGTCCGAAATATCGCCGGCCAGCGATCCGTGCGCAGCGTCATGCGTCCCGCGGACGACCACGTTGCTGGCTGCCGTGGCGCCGCTCACGATAGAGGGGTCCCACGTGCCGGGCTTGCCGACGCCAAAGAAGATGGCGTTGTCGATCGCGCGAATCGCCGAGTTGACGGCGAGCGGCTTGACCGCGCCCCAGATGTCGTACTCGCTGTCGTCGAGGACGGCCTCCGGGATCGGGATGATGGTCGCCAACTCTTCGACGTTGAGGTATTTGTTCGACCAGCTCATGTCGGTCGTCTGCTTGAGACCGGTTTCCCCGTTGACAAAGTAGGACATCGGCAGGGTCTCGATAACCGGCAGTCGGGTCTGGTTCCGTGCCATCTGGACGGTGCGGAACAGCGACATCGCAGCACTGTTGGTGGTGATATTGGTCAGGAGGTCGCGCGAGACGTCCTCGGTGTTCAGCGCCGAGACAAGTGCGCGCTCCATGTTGGCGTCAAATGCCATGCGTCATCTCTTTCGTTGGCACGTCGGGACAGCATGGTCACCGACGTCTAGGATGTTCGCCCCGCCAAATGGCGAAGAGCTGCGTTGATATCGGTCTTGGGGGCTTTGTCCTGCCCCTTGCCGCCGTCCCCTGATCCCTGCGCGGCGCGGAACAAGGACGGCTCGTCCTTCTTGGCCTGAGCAATCAGGGCGTTGATATTGGTGGGTTCGCCGTTGTCGTCGTATTCGAGATCGGGGGTAATCAGCGCCATCACCAGCCGGGTTGACGTCGCGTTAGCCTTCTGTGCGGCCTCGGTGATCGCCACTCTGGCATTGGCTGCGCGTAGACGGTTTTCGGCTGCGGTTGCCCGCTCCTCTGCCGCCTTCTGCGCTGCCTGACTCCGCTCCGTCTCGGTCTTGTCCTTGTTCTCGAATTCGGCGACCTTGGCCTGAAGCGCCTTCAGGTCCCGTTCGGCCTTGCGGCGGGCATCGCGCTCCGCCTTGATCGCTGCCGCGCCCTTGTCGCCGAGGTCGCTGCTGGTCGTGGTCGTCTGGTCTGTGCTCTGATCGTCGACGCCGGCATCGCGCTCGTCCGTCTGATCGGTTGTGGTCTGGTCGTCAGACATCGCGTCTGTGCTCCCGTGGTATCCGGCATCGCGCCGAACGCAAAAATGCCCGCTCCCGGTGAGAGCAGGCGGTGCGCTTTCGCGGCGGCGTGCACTTCCAAGAGCGGGCGATGCCAACGGTGTCGTTGGGTGGCCCTATGGGCTATACGTTCATTATGACATATCGACGGTGCAAACGGAACTACGCGGCCCGTTCCTCCAGCCGCTCCTCAATCTTGGCCATTTCCTCAGCAACACGCGTCGCTCCCGTGAGATGACGACGTAGCGCCTCACGCAATTTTCGCAAGCGTTCGATGTCGCTATCTGTCGTCTCCGGCGACGCGGGTTTCGGCTTCGGTGCGAGGCCGACGGGTTGGGATCGGGCGATCATCAGACGTCCTCCGCACGCATGCCGAATGACGGGTCAAAGCAAAAATCAGCACGAATACGACTCGCAATTGCGCCTGGATGATGCCGAGCGAGTTCGATTGCCCGTGCGGGATCGTTGAAGCACCCGATGATTCGCTCGGAGTCCAAAGCAAGGACCACAAAGACATCGCGCGAACCACCAAGTTGCACCTTTGGCCTGAAACTCCAATCCTGAACTTCCATCCCTTCAATCTGAGCGAGAACGGCAGGGTTGTAGTGGATCATCGCGCTCGGCGTGTAAAGGTCGTAGAACATCTACGCCGCCTCCTCTGCCGGGACATCGTCGCGGATCGGGAGCGGCAGAAGACGCGCCCATGCGGTCGAGATACCGTCGATGTGCAGTTCCATCTGGTCCGTAAAGCCGCTGTCGAACATCTCCCATTCCCGCTGCGTCATGCACTTCGCGGCATCGTTCACATGCCACTGCACCGGGGCGAAGTGGCAGTGGCAAAGTTCGTGGCAAATAATCTCGCGCAACTCCCATCCTTCGAACGTTGCCCATTCTTCCGCGAGCTGAATCACGGCGTACTTGCGACCGTAGACCACATCGCAAAAGCCGCCCGGTCGCATGTCGCCGCCTGGGTGAGCCGGTGGCGGATCATCTGCGAGTTTGATGCGCCAATCGTGCATGCCCATGAGTTGCGCAAGCGACCAGATGTAGTCGGCGAGCTTTTCTCGGTCGCCGTTCAGCAACATCGGCGTCTTCTCCGCAGTCTCGGCCATCTCGCCGACGGTGTAGGGCACTTCGGTCTCGGTCATGACGCTGGCTCCATCGCATCGAACTTCGCTCGGTTGTCGGCGTAGATCGTCGTGTATTCGAGTTGCATGAGCGACCGCTCTTCCTCGCATATGGGGCACACGATCCTGACCGACATGCCCTCAAACTGGCTGTCATTCGACTCTTTGACGTATTCGGCGTCCCGCTCTTCGAGCCTGAACACGGAATTGCAGTAGACGCAGGCGTACCGCCCTTCCCACTGATACCGCTTCGGTCGCTTGCCTTGCACAAGGACTTTCATAACGCACCCCTCCGCTCGACCGCGATCCGCTTCTGGTCTCCGGCGCCGTGCAGCGCCGCGCGCTGATGTTTGCGACTGGACGCTTGCCGGCGTTCGTGGCGGTTGGCGGGCGTGGTGTCGACGGGAACACTCGGTTCGTCATCGCGGACGTATCGGATCGAATACGTGTACGAGCCGTCGCCGTTGGATCGGGGAGGATCAACTACCCGGCGCCCCGGTACTTCTTCTGGTGCCCACGGGATAATCGTGCTGAACTGGGTGGGCTCAGTCATGGGCCACTTGTGATCAACGTAGATGGTCTGCGGCGTTTGCATCGTGCGCGTTATGTCGCCCATCACCGCCTCCCCTCGTACTCGCCGCTCGCGATCAACGTCAGCACGCCCAGCACCATCAGCGATGCGATGGCCACCGATCCGCCGTAGACGCATTCCAGCCAGACGCTCGCAATGAGCATGGCGGTGCCACAGAGGGCGAACGTGGGCTTCTTGAGGGGCATCTAGTCTCCTCCGTACTTGGCAATGAGGTCATCGATCATCTGTTCACGGGGTTTCGTCGCCGGTGTCAGCGTGCAGGTGCAATTAGGATGCTCGGGGTACGGCGGCACGTCGCCCGTCTTGTAGACGCCAGCGCCAAACCCGTCATCACGGCTTGCATTGTCATTGCATCCGTCTTGTCCCTCGTGGCTCGCACTCAGGACCCAGCGCACACCGATGACGCCGGGCGTGACCTTCGCGGCCTCGATAACTGCGGCGCCATGCACCCTGGTAGTTTCGGTCCGTGCCAGACGACGGGCGCTTACGTTGCCCCAGTCGCCGCGACCTGGCGCCAATGTCTGGTTCCGGCGAATCAGCTTGCCGTTCTTGGTCACGTCCTCCGATTTGAATGCGGGGTTTAGATGGGATTCCAAGGAACGCGCAATGGAAAGCGCATCTTCCCCGTTTGCTATCCCCTCACGGAGACGCTGGTCGATTGCTTGCCGCACGTCACGACCGTTCTTCCAGAGCCGTTGACTGAGCCGGTATCCGGATCGGGTGTTCCACCGTTCTCGCTTGACCCAAGCCCGGTCAGCGTCGAGCGCCTTCGACCGCAGCAGCCGTTGCCGTTGCGTCTCAGGCCCGTTCAAATCGCCGAGGACGCGCAAAAACGGGTCAGCACTCTTCGATGACGCCTTACTTGCGATGTTGCGCCCCCAGAACGTCGGGTCGCTTTTGTCGATCACGTTCTTCACCCGCTCGATGCTGCGTTGGAACGGCAGCGCGGCGGCGCTATCGGTGCTGGCCAGCATTTCCTTAAAGAGGGTGGATGACAGCGCGCCTTCGACGGTACTCCCATAGTACCGACTGATGATTACATTTATGTCACGCAAGATAAGTTTCCGCCGGAATGAGGTTAGCGGTCCGGGCGGCTCTCGGAGAAACACGGCGTTCACCTCCTGCCAGAACTTCGCGAAGACCCGATCGTTCCGCGCCAACGCCTGCCTTATCAGATCGACAAGATCCTTCTGTTCGACCGATAGCGCCATGACTACGCGGCCTGTGCGTCAGGGGCAGCTTGCTCCGGGTTGATCTCGGCGCTCAGGGGCAGCGGGGCGCTGCTGTAGGTGGCGCTGTTGTCCCCGTACTTGGCGAGGTCTGCCTCGAACTGCGTGATCTGATCCTCCGTATAGCCGTTCCACCGCAGCGCCGTAATCAGCGGCACGCCGTCGTTGACTTGCTGCGTGATCAGGTCCCAGACGTCATCCTCGGACGTGTCCTCGACGCTCTCCCACTTGACGCGGATATCGCCAGCCTTGACGTCGTAGCCCTTGAGCCGGAGGCCGTAGCGCTGCACGTCGCCCCAGACGGAGCCCGCGGCCTTTGCCCGGTCGAGCATTTTCTTGATAAACGGAATCGACGCGAGCGACTGCGCGCGGCCAGACGGGAAGTTGCCGCTCATCTCCAGGTAATGCACCGGGATCTTCGAGACGCGGCAGATCGCCTTGTCGAGGTACTCCGTGATCGTCGTGTACTGGGCGATGTTGACGGCGGTGAACTCGGCAATCTTCGACTCGGGGCTTTCCAGCGTGACGATCTTGCTGACGCCAGTCACGAAGTTGTCGTAGAGCTTCTGCTCGTCGGCGTCCCGTGGTGATTCGACGCCGATCAGGACGCGCTGAGGAAACGCCATCAGCTCCATTGCAACGAAGAGGTCCATCAGGCTCTTGTTGATCGCGTCCTGCAACGAGAGGATCGAGCGGAGTTCGCTGACGCCGTAGGCGTTGGTGCGGGCGTTGTTCGCGAAGTGGAAGACCGGCACCGTGTCGTTGATGGGGAGCATCACGGGCCACGATTCGCCGTCCACCAGATACGGGACCATGTCGTCGGCGGAGGCCGATGTGCCGGGACTACTGGCCTTGGCGCTGACGTACTTTTCGATCCGGTCGGTGAAGTA